GCCGACAACCACACGCTGTCATGCCGACCGCCATCCCAGTTGCTGCTGACGCTCACGCGACACTCGCCGATATCGAGACCGACGAGGCTGTCAACGGGGCGCGGCTCTTCGCAACGACACCAATCGTTCTTTAGGAGATCGTTTCCGGTCTCCTTCAGATGATCGAGGAGGGCGGAAGCGCCGAGTGCGACAGGAGCGACCTCTTCGCCAGAAAGGAGAAGTTCCTTCTGTTCGGCGAAGTTCTTGCGGTTGCTGTCTGGCACGGGCAGGCGCATGCGGTAGATGCCTGCTGTCAGCTTCGCACTTGCGCAGTCGTACTTGTCGTACCAATCCTGCTGGTGCATCAGCTCCTTGCCGACCTCACAGTCACGCAGATCTTGCAGAGACCAGTCTCCGACGCGGATAATGATCTCGCCAGGTGCGGGTTCTGGGAGCGGCTCCGTACTTGCTTCTCCGAAACCGAGGATTGCCACGGCATCGTAGGTGAAGGACGGCAGTCGCACTGGCCACGCGTCTGCTAGACGCTGCATTTCTGCAGAGTCAGCGTCAAGCATGGTTAGCCATCGCTCTGGTGTGATACCAGCCTCTTGGAGCCGCTTGAGACCAGTGGTGACCTTCTTCTGCGGCAGACCTGTCAAACTTGTTGCGGTCTTCATGAAAATCTCCTTTACCCTATTAAGGGCATACAAGTATTACCGATTGTACCGTCGGCTCGGACTTGCTCGAAAATGAGACAAGCACCCTATGCACAAATAAATACACAGAGCGCTTGTCTCTTTACCTGAATCTTGACGATGATCTAAAAGAGCATCTTAATATACAATATAACCAAATGACGATACTGTCAATGATCGATTTTAAGAGAATGAGCGACTACAATGCCTTTGTGCGTGTTTATTGCCATCTTTACGAGCGGATCATCTCCACTGAAAATCTCTTTGTTGCATGGGAGGAATTTCGTAAAGGCAAACAGGCGCGGATAGATGTACAGGAGTTCGAGCGGAAACTGGAACAGAATCTTTTTCAATTACACAGGGAACTTTCGAGCGGCACTTATAAACATCAACCGTATAGTGCCTTTACAATTTGTGATCCAAAGCAGCGTCATATTCACAAAGCATCTGTTCGTGATCGTATCGTTCACCATGCTGTATTCTCTGTTCTCAATCCGATTTTCGAACCGACGTTTATTGCTCATTCTTTCTCTTGTAGAAAGGGTAAGGGTACACATAAAGCAGTAGATGCACTGGAACAGATGTTGCGAAGAGAAAGCAGAAATAATAGCCGTACCTGTTTTGCTCTGCAGTGTGATATCAACAAATTTTTCGATTCAGTGTCGCACCCAATCCTAAAATCCCAAATCACAAAACGCATCCGTGATAAGGATGTACTTCGGTTGATGGATGAAATTATCGATAGCTTTACTGCTCCACAATTTGGAAGTGTTTCGCAGTCTGGCATTCCTATTGGCAATTTAACTTCACAGCTCTTTGCAAACGTGTACCTCAACGCCTTAGATCAATTTATGAAGCATGAATTGAAAATATGTCACTACGTTCGATACACTGACGATTTTGTGATCGTATCTTCAGATAGTCTGTACCTACAATCTCTTATTAAGACTATTGGATCATTCCTTCAACAAGAACTTTCCCTTGATCTGCATCCACGTAAGGTCACAATTCGTAAGTTTACGCAGGGCATAGATTATCTCGGATATGTACTCCTGCCTCACCATCGAATGCTTCGCACGCGCACAAAGAATCGTATGTTTCGCAAGTTTCATGAGAGGGTATCTATGCATAAAACAGGATCGGAAACCGCTGAAAGTGTTGAGCAATCTCTGCATTCGTATCTTGGTGTTCTCTCCCATGCCAACACCTACAGGCTTCGCTCCAAACTTCTCAATCACTACTGGTTCTGGATGAAGGAATAGCGTTGGTTCTTTTAATATCTATCATCCCTTGTCAGATTAGCTAAGCAAGAGTTATTTTCTTTAAGAATGGAGCCTTAACCTATACAATATAGTGCAATATGAGCAAGAAAGAGACAAATCCTGTGGCCGCAAATCAGAATAAATCTCATAAATTTATTAAAGAAGTAGCGAAGTACTTCATGGATTTTTTAGAAACAGATTTTCATAAAAGAAGAAACCCCAAGCGTTCAGTGCAATCAAGGAACAAGGATAATTTGCTTATTGGCTTAAGCCTCAATAAGTATCCAGATTTTCAGAATATTATTCGTAAAACCTTGGCTAAAGGATTTCCTGATAGCTCTCTAAAGATTGAAAGAGGTGTCTACAAAACCTCAATTCCAACTGGCTTGCTTGACCTTATTGAGTTGCAGGTAGGCAGAATATCCAAGAAGCAAATTAATCAAGTACTAAAACGATTATCGGAAGCAGTTGAAGATGCTGCTGTTCAACACAAGAAAGAGGTAGATAAAGCACAGTCTATTGCATTGGAATCATGTGCAAGTATCCTTCGAGAGGAACTAATTAATCCTTTCATAGGGAGCATAGAAAAACCTTTAGAAAATTTAGATTTAGGTGATGAGAACAGTATTTATCTTATGGAAGAAGAGCTAACAACTATCCTACTATCTCTTATTGAAAATAGGTGTATGCAAATTGTAAATTACATTGTTAGCAACCAAGAGATGAATATAGAAAAACAGTTAAAAGAGGTATTTGAGGAAGATGCTGTAAAAGTAAGTATTTTTGATTTCTTTGATGCTTTTAGAGTCACTGACTTATTTAGTGAGATATTCGAAATGGATAGAAATAGGTTGATTTTAGACAAACAGGAGTTTTATTTTTACTTCTATGATATTTCTTTCCGTAAATCGAGATACCCTCTTTTTTATATTCCCTTCACTATCAATCGAGATAAAGACACACTCAATATAGAATTTGATTCTCAACTGTACATAAACAAAAAAGCGCTTGAATTTATTGTTCAGGAATACAATATTGAGAAGGGCAAGCGAGGAAGTCTCAAATCTATAACCGAAAGAATTATTTATTTAGCTGAGCATGGTGAGAATCTACATACGATCTTAGATCAAATTCTTTCTGAGATAACGAATTTCTTTGAACTGGATTCAAGTTTTAATGTCTTAGAGCAAGATAATCAAATTGCTAAAAGTCTCTGGGTTCGTACTACTAATGCATGCAATGTGTCCCTATTTGATAAATCAGATGAGGCGTTAGTTAACGATTATGAGGATATTCTTGGACTATTAGATTCAGAAGACAATCCTCTTAGCGAGATATTCAATAGGTTGATTGATAACTTCATATTTAACGAACCATTATCTTTTCATGAAAAGATTGATAATGAATGGGATGAGCAGAGCATTGGAGATAAGTTGGTATACCCCACACCTGTGCCATTAAACAGCGAACAAAGACAGATTCTTAGTGCAATTAAAAAGGATGGTTGTAACTACATCACAGTCGAGGGTCCACCAGGAACAGGGAAAAGTCATACTATTACAGCCATTGTTTGTGATGCGATTTTAAACGACCAATCGGTATTGGTTCTTTCAGATAAAAAAGAAGCTCTGGATGTCGTTGAAGACAAAATTACAAGCTCAATGGATAAAGTAAGGCACGATAAAGATTTTCAAAATCCTATCTTACGCCTAGGAAAGGCAGGGAGTACGTATGCAAAAATACTCTCCACTACATCCATTGATAGAATCAGAAATCACTACAGGGCAGTAAAGAAAGAGCATGGAGGTATTGATGAAGCCGTACAGAAACGACTAGATACTCTCAAAGAAGATGTCGAAGCTGAAACATGCACCGCAGCGGAAATAGATTTGAAGGAAATAATTGAACTGCATGAATTACAGCCTTTTGTAGAGCAGAACGCTTCAATGGTTGACTTGCAAGAGCTGCTTTCTAAGCAAGGTGCTGCTATTGATTTGCAGGAAATACGAGATGCACTCGTAAAACTCCGTTCGATGTTCCATGAAGATGACAAGCAAACACATACTCACGGTCAATACTTATTAGATGCATTCAGTATTTCCGTTAATGATTTTTCCAGTTTAGAGGATTACCATGCCTTTTATAGTGTACTTGAGGAAGTAAAGAAACACATTGGGCAAGTCACTGATGCATATGGTACTTACACAGAAGCAATCGCAAAATTGAGCAAGTTAGATGATGGCACAATTGCAAAGATTGAGAGCTACTTAACACGGTACGAAGAGGTACGTAATCCTGTCTTTGGATTCTTATTCCAGAAGGAAGCTGTATTCAAAATAGACTCTGAGTTCAAGCGAGACGTTGGTTATACAGAACCTAAGCCACATAAACATTTAAAAGAAATTAGTCGTACAGCAGAGGTATTGAAGCATCTAGATTCTTTACATAAGGAAGTTGCAGCGCCTATCGCCAAAAAGATGAATTATTTAAAAGGTGTACAAGGTGTCATGTCTGATAAAGGTATTGGAGAAGCATTTGCAGAAATGGTTAGTTCTCTGGATGACCTGCGATTTATTGAAGACAAAGATGCTGATTATCCAAAGACTTATAAACTTCTTGGAATCCAAAGCGATTCTTTAGCTCAAATACTGGATAATGATTTGGTTGAACTGGAGGAAGAAGACCTTGCTAAGATTGTGCGCTACATTACTTTACATCAGAAAATTACGGACGGATTCAGTAAGTTGGGACAAGTAGATTATGTAAATGATAAATCAAATATAGAAGACCTGGTCACAGCTCAAATGACATACTTGATGGATGCAAAGCTTATCAAATTTTACTACAACAACACGGCTACTGCTAAGACCATCAAGACCCTCATTCAGAAAAAACAGAGATTCCCAAAGGATGAGTTTAATAAGCTAAAAAAAGCATTTCCTTGTATTCTGGCTGGCATTCGAGACTATGCAGAATATATACCATTGGAGCCAGATATCTTTGATTTAGTAATTATTGATGAGGCTTCACAGGTAAGTATTGCCCAAGCTTTCCCTGCCTTATTGCGTGCTAAAAAGGTTTTGATTCTGGGAGATAGAAAACAGTTCAGCAATGTAAAAGCATCACATGCGAGAACTGACACAAACAGGGAGTACATTGCCAATCTTAAGAAAGTCTTTACAGAGACGATTTCAAAAGACAAAGTGAAGCTCGAAAAGCTGAACAAGTTCAATATCAAAACATCTATTTTGGATTTCTTTGAATTTATTAATAACTTTAATATTCAGCTAAAGAAACATTTTAGGGGATACAAAGAAAACATTGGGTACTCCAATAAATATTTCTATCAAGAATCTTTAGAGGTTATGAAAATTCGGGCTAAATCTATCAATGATGTGTTAAAATTTACTGTCTTGGAGCATGATGGAAAAGCTGAGACAGTGCCGAATACAAATATGCTAGAAATAAATTTTGTGATTTCTGAGCTAGAGAATTTGAAAAAGATGCAATCTAAATCGAGTGTTGGAATCATTACACCTCATACAAATCAACAGAAACGTTTAGTCGAAAAAATTAGTAAGCACTCTGATTCTGATTGGTTCTTTGCTGAGCTAAAGCTAAAAATCATGACGTTCGATACTTGCCAAGGTGAAGAGAGAGACATCATTTATTACCCAATGGTTGCTACTGAAGAATCGGACAGGCTATATGGAGTTTTCATATCAGACCTCAGCAAACAAGATTTAGAGGAACAAGGAACTATTAAGGCGCAACGCCTCAATGTTGGATTTAGTCGTGCAAAGGAGTGTATGCACTTCGTGCTAAGCAAAGAGATTAAAGAATTTAACGGTTCTATTGGTGAAGCACTACGTCATTATGCAAATGCTATTGAAGAAGGTAAGCAAGAAAAAACAGCAGACGATGTTGACCCCAACTCTCCGATGGAAGCTAAGGTATTGCACTGGTTCTATCAGACAGATTTTTGGAAAGAGCACAAAGTGCAAATTGAGTTTAACCCTCAATTTGAGCTTGGTAAGTATCTAAAACAACTAGATACGAATTACAATCATCCAAATTACAAAGTTGATTTCTTATTAGTATTCAAAGACGACAGAGGAAAAAATCACAGTATTGTTATTGAATATGATGGCTTCGATGAACATTTTGGATCAAAGGAACAGATTAATGAATTCAACATTGGTGAATACTACGGAGAGCAAGACCTGTATCGAGAGAAGGTACTAGAAAGCTATGGGTATAAATTTTTGCGTATTAATAAATTCACAATGGGAGATGATCCTGTGGAGACTCTTGATACCAGAATTAAGAAGTTAATTTCTGTAGGTGAGAGAGATATGGATGCTTTGTTAAGCAACATTCACCAAACAGTAGAAGGACTTGAAAACGGCGATATGAAAGAGTGTCCGAAGTGTAAAGATATTAAGAACAGCGTAGATTTCCAAGACACGCGTTTAGTTTCGGGATACGGCAGAATTTGCAGAAGTTGCAAAGCTATGCCTTCTGCCAGTCGTAGCGCTAGACAACCAAAACCTGTTATTCTTGTTGATAAACAGTGTCCTAAATGCGCATCTCAGATGGTTTTGAGGAAAGGTAGATACGGCGAGTTTTATGGGTGTAAACGATTTCCCTATTGCAAAGGCACAAGACAAAATACCTAACTTTAGTTTTCTAAAGTAATCCTAGTTCCATGTAGGAATATTTTGCTTTTAATACTCTCCAGCAAACTCCGTTTCTCTTCACTCCCTCCTTCCCGAAGGATGTATTCAGCATACTTCAGGCCGTCAATCTCACGTAATTTCTTTTGCATCTCTACATCTATTCCAAGAACGTCTGAGAATTTTGCATACCGATCCATCTCATCTTGCAGCTTCTTTCGCACACTTGACGTATCCAGATCCAACTTCTCGATTAGGCCGAGTAGCTCCTCGATCAGATTGTCTTCTCGAATCGCTTTCTCCTTGCACTTGAGGTCTTTGGCATGGGTACAGCGGTAGTAGACATATCGTTTCACGGTACCGTTCTTCAGCTTCTTGAACTTTTCCTCCGCAGTCACACCTGAGCTGCAAGAACCGCAGGTCATCATCCGTACGAAGGCAAAGTCCTTTGTGCCCCACGCTTTGTCGTGTGCCTTATTCATATCTAGTAGCTTTTGCACTTCATCAAACAACTCTTTTGTCACCAGTGGTTCATAGTCTCCATCTTGCATCACACCGTTCCATGCAAACCTTCCAGTATAGAAGGGATTATGTAGCATCCTATAAATCATGCTGAGAGTAATCTTCTTGCCTTTGCGAGTTCGTATTCCTTTCTCATTGTAAAGCCATTCGGCTAATTTCCTTCCACTTGCACCCTTGTACGCAACAAGCTCAAACATTTCTCCAATCGCTTCACCACGCTCTTGATCTACCACTATTCGACTTTGTGTTGCACCTGCTAGTCGTTCATGAAGGTAACCAAGCGGTGCCATGCAGGGACGGTATCCCATCTGTGCTCTGGTCTTTAGGCCTCGCTTCACATTGATACCCCTGTTGTCATTTTCCAGCTTTGCCTGCGAGCAGAGAATCATGAGTAGGAACTTCTCGTTAGGGTTATTGGTGAAGGTCTGCCCATGGGTACGGATGCATTTCAATTTGCCTCGATCCATCAAATCCACAAGTGTACCGAGATCGCCAGCATTTCTACTGAGTCGATCAGGTGCCCATGTCAGTATTGCATCGAATTCATCCTCTTCAATAAGTTGTAGCATCTTCTGATAAACTGGCCTATTCCCAGACGCTTTTGCAGAATGGCTTTCTTTTAGTATCTCTTCGATTTCTGCACCATCACGCTTCGCTAATTCTGTCATTTCTTGTATCTGCGAGTCGATGGAAAGAGCTTGTCGCTCGTCTTCTTCGCTCGATTTACGAGCGTAAAGGCAATAGCGAAGAGGCTTGTTTTCTATTGGTATTTGCGTGTCTGTTTGCGCCAGTGGTGGTGCGACTGCTGTCGGCATAGAAATGTGGGTGAATGGTTAAATCTACCTACAATTGATGCCGGATAGGTGTTGCAAGAGCCAGCTCTAATGCCTATAAATAGCTTCAAAAAGACGACTTATAGAGCCAGCTGTCATCTAATGTCACAAACATCGCACGTCTTCGCTTGATACTGGTTGCCTGCAGCACAAGCATTGAAAATGCATCCGCTAAATCGTCGTGCTTTTCGATCCCAAAATTCACCATTTGGTTTATGAGATCTTCGCAGCCGTGCCTCGGAAATACCACTGTGCCGTCCTGCACAGCTCTTGCTGCCAGTGCCAGACGACTCCGCTTATCTGATCCCTTCAGCTTCACCCCCTCCGCTTTGTAACTGGCTTCCTTCAGATGTTCAACCAATGAGCCTTGGTACCCGACATCTTCGATAAAAATGCGTGTCTTGCTCTTCTTATCAAGAATATCAGCCATTTGTTTCGCACGATCCAATGTCTCCAGTGAAGTCAGTCTCTCGTTGATCGGATTAGGTAGTATATAGATTTTACGCACACCGTTTTCATGGAAGATGCGGGCAGCCACCATAGCCGTATAATCAGCACTATCACGAAGAGAAATTGCCAGATCGATGCCAATCGCAGTACAGAAGTATCCGTCCTGCTGAATAGTCGGATGTTCGTCGTAAAACTGTATCCACTCTGGTCGTATGACACGTTCTGCCGTGGAGAGGATTGTCAGCAAATATTCTCGGTGCCACGACGACTCATCACCAACACGCTTCTTTTCTTTTTCAATGTACTGCGTACTTGGAAATTTTCCTGGCCACAGAGGTACGTCATTTTCATCCAGTAGTGGATAACGCTGGAATGTACCCTCTAGTTCATCCGCTTCGATACGATCTTTCAGTCGCATAAGCAGTGAGTCTTCATGAAGGAGGTTTCCAACGAAGACCACTTTCGTGTTTCTATCTCCAGCAGGTATTACTTCACCAGAGACAAAGGCATCAACCTTATCTCTACTCTCTTTGGTTTTTACAGACACCAAGTCTTCGATGTCATCGCAGATAATAAGATCGGGGCGGTGTGGTCCATGTCGTAATCCTCGTACTGACTGGTCGGTTGATACCGCCATAATCTTTGCTCCATACTTTGGTATGACGAGACTGTAGGCATTCCACTCCTCACGTTCTTCAAATGGTCCAAGGTCATTCCGAAGTAGTTGGTTACGTTCCAGCTCGTCCTTGATGTTCTTAAGGTGCTGGCGAGCCTGATGTTGGGTTAGACCAAGGATCAATACAAATTTCTTCTCTAGCTTGCCGAGAATCGCCCAGATCGGGTACGACATACTGATGATGGTTGACTTTGCAGAACCTCTAAAGGCAAGAATCACCGATGTCTTTGCTTCTGGATCTTCGGTTGTTTTAAACATCTCTCGATGAAACGGTGCAATTTCGTACTGCACGTAGTGCGAGAAGTAGAGATGAAAGAACCACAGGTGACTCTCCTTCGTAACTTGTCGCCGTACAGCAGCATCTTTAATCAACCGTTCAGTCAACATTGGGTTCAGTTCCATCATCAGATGCTGGGGGTAATAGTTGTCCAAGGGTTAGTGCTTGCTTCACAGTGGCCTCCTGTTCGGGCGTGAGTTCATCCTGCTGTTTGACCGTGGCTGTTACGGCAACACGGGTTTCATAGTCTTTATGATGGTGCTTGAGCCAATAAATAATGGCCGTCATGTGTCCGTCACGAATGGCTGCCAGCAGTTGTGATTCAGCAAGGTCGTTCACGAGTTGTTTGCCTTCACTAAGTGCCTTATCGCAGTCATAGGAAAACTCTTCATCTTCCTTTCGCCAGCGGTAGTACGATGCCCTGCTTACACCTGTTTTTTCACAGGCAATCTGGATGACTGGTGTTTTCTTGAGCTGCATTAGCAATTGCTCCTGCTCTTGTGACTTTCTGGCTTGTACAGAAGCAGATGATTTACGTGTGCGTTTAGCGGGCATGGGGTAAGGGGGAGCGGATAACAGGAGTGGTGCCAGTGAGTTTTTCGTAACGCTTCGCAATCACTTTGCAGTACTTCGGGTCAAGTTCCACCATCAGACAGCGTCGTTTCGTTTGTTCGCAGGCAATTAGTGTTGAGCCAGAGCCACCGAATGGGTCGTACACAGTTGCCCCAGTACTTGTGCTGTTCAGAATCAATCTTCGTAGTAGCCCCACAGGTTTCATCGTCGGATGTAGCTTGCTTTTGCTTGGCCGTGGATGAATGAGAAGGCTCTTGTCCTTACTGCGTCGAAATAAATGTGTTCCGCACCAGCCGTAGGCGACGAGTTCGTGCTGAGGTAAGTAATCAAGTCGACCAATGACCGCTGCAGTCTTGAGCCAGATAAGCATTTGCCCGAACTTCCACCCTGCATCTTCCATGCCACCACGTAATGCAAAGAGCATGCGGTCAGCGTGGAAAATGTACGCAGCATTCTTTTTGGTGTAGAACGGTTTTGAGGCAAACAGCCAGTCACGAGTAAATCGACGGTACTGCGCTTCGCTCTGCTCGCCATCATTGGCAATCGGTTTATGCGATACGTTTCCAGTGAATGCTGTTTTGCCTTCCACATAGGCGATGCCATACGGAGGATCTGTTAGTAGAAGGTCGATCTGCTCGCCGTGGAGAAACTGAGCGACGAGAGCCGTATCGAGACAATCGCCAACCAAGAGCCGATGGTGTCCAAGTTCAACTACGCTGCCAACCGCAAGCGAGCTGAACTGGTTTGTTTCCAGTGATTTGCTCATAACGAAGAAGGATAAGATCACAAAAGACAGGTTCAATTTCACAGAGGAGCGCAATGCGCTTCATCTGCTCGCACGCAATTAGGGTGCTACCCGAGCCACCAAATAAGTCGAGAACGGTGTCACCGGGCTTTGTGCAACGTCGTAGCGGCTTCTCGTGCAGGGTCGGAGGTTTTTCCGTGGGATGACGGTATTGCTCGGTCGGCAGTCGCCGTTCCAGCCATATATCTAAAATATCCATAACGTCTTCGATGCAACGGTTTCCTGTGCCAACTTCCTTGTTTAACACTTCGGTCAATTGCTGCATGCGATCTGACAAGTACGGCGTACCACGAGTGCCATAGACGCAGGGTTCATGCACTTTACTAAAGGCAATCTGCGGTGTGATGTTGGCATTGTTCTTTACCCACAGTGCTACTCGGCGTGGTGTTACGCTTTCCTCTCGGTAGAGGTTCTGCACAAGTCCTATGGCGTTGGAGTCGCACCAGTAGAAAACATGAATGTCATCAGTTGAGTACTTGAGTCCGTTTCGGATCGTAGCCTGCAGAAATGTACGGTACTCATCATCGGTTTTGTTGTCGTTGGTCGACCCTCCGTAATTTTTCTTGCCTCCGATTCCTGAGTTATACGAAAGCCCAATATTATAGGGCGGATCGCAGTACAACATGGAGGGCGTATGGCCTTGCGTGAGAATTGCCACTACCTCTGAAATTGTGGCATCACCACAGTACAGACGACTGTTGCCAAGTGCGTAGTAGTCACCCAGCTTCGTCGTAGGCTCTTTGATCTCCTCAAGTGCTTCCTCTGTGTTAAATCCATCATCATCGGCTTCCAGTGCATCGTCCCAGATATTACTAAGATCAGCGTCTTCAAAACCTACATCTATAAGCTGACTGACATCGAACTCTTTAAGCATTTCAAAATCCCAGCTCCCGAGGTTACGGTTCAATCTCAAGTTTAGCTCTTTCTCCTTTTCAATTTCTGGAATCGATATGTATACCACTGGCACTTCAGTCATGCCCAGTTTACGAGCGATGTGCAGTCGGAAGTGCCCCCCGATGACTACATTTAGTCGTTCATCCGCTCCGTTGACGATCAGCGGATCGACGAACCCAAAGCGTTTGATGCTTTCGATCAGGTCTTTCTCCTGTTTAGTACCCCACTTACGTGGGTTATATGGAGCAGGGTTGAGGTCGCTGATTGCGACTGTGTGGATTTGGAGTGGATCAGTCATAAGATTTACAAAGAAATGAGTGTCTATTGAATGCGACGAACGATGCTTTCTTTGCAACGACTGAGCTGTAGTAATTTTTAGTAGCCGCTGATTCTTACTGTCATAAAGCGAAATATCTCACCTTGCAAATACGCATTGTGATTACTAAATAGTCTTTACCGTTAATGATTTCGTTAACGATCCCGTTAACGTTTTATTGTATCTGGAATAACAGTTGATTGAATCTACGCCTACCATTATCGGAAATAATCAGATTCAAGTAGGTAAATGGTCTGGCTAATTCATTTACTTCATTGATACGACCGCAAATAGAACTGCTACAACGTGGTTTGTTATTGCCATCTGTAAGCTCAATACCCAATTCCTTTACCGCATAGCCTCGCGTGTCTCCACCCGTACATTCCCGCCAGAGAAATTCTACAATCTGCATTTGTAGAGGCTGAATATTGCGACAAACCCAACCGTCTTGATAGCGGAATTGTATAATTTGTCTTCCAAAATGGATTGCTACAGAAGAACATAATTCGGTAGAACCTTTCAGTTGGTATGGTAGCCAATCGTCAGGTTTCGAAGTTTGGACAGTAATTGCTTTCGATTCACTCTCCATTTCTTCATTTGCAGTGACTACTGTTGCCGTAACATTTATTGCATTGCGACGAGCAATCTCCCTGTTTACTGCATCCAGATACGGTTGAGCCTTACGAATTGCTCGGCCGACTTGTTCTGCTTGATGCCTGTACATTTCCATGGCCCTTCCCATCTGTCGTCCCAGTTCACGATACGGCTCCATTGCCTTGTTTGCTACATCTGCAATCATTTGCATATCTTCTTGTAACTGCTGCATGGCTGGCATGTGTAGGGCTATCATTGGAGCAATTCGGTCTGCTAAATATTGTTGCCCCTCAACAGTTGCTAGTGCGTGTTTGATTGGCACTCCACGCCATTTAGTAGGCTTGTTAGTATGCCGTTGAGAGTCTCCATCTAATGACATTACGCACATTATAGGGTGTACCGATGTATACCGCCAGTTTTGCTTACCCATCAGTGTTAATTTGGCGTACAATTACCTCTCATTTGACTAAAATTACATGCTCACCAAGTCAGAATTTCTTCGTTACCTCGAATGCCCGATCCATCTTTGGCTCTGGAAAAACCGCCGTACTGATATAGAGGGGAGCGAGGACGATGCACAAGTGCAGTGGATTCTGGAACAAGGAAACATGGTGGAGGACGTAGCCCGAAAACTCTATCCAGGCGGTGCACATGTTAAAGCGTTCCATGATGCAGGAGCGAAGAAAACGCAGGAGCTGGCGGCTGATGGTAAAAATCTCATCTATCAGGCAACTGCAATAGCTGAGGGATTACTGGCGATGGCAGACGTTCTGCAGAAAGACGGCGATCTTTGGAATATCATCGAGGTGAAAGGTTCTACCGAAGTTAAAAAAGATCACATCCACGATGTTTGTTTCCAGCGTTTAGCGTTTCGCAAGGCAGGATACGATATCGGAAAGCTCTTCCTTGCCCATGTAAACAAGGATTTTGTGAAACATGGAGACATTGATCCGCAGGAGTTCATCACTGTGGGAGAAATTACCGATCAGGTAAACGAAGTCGAGTTGCAAGTGGAAGCGCAAGTGCAAAAGGCTCTCGAACTCATAGAACGAAAAGATACACCCACTCGTACTGATGTCACTTGTACTTGTAGCGCGAAAGACTGCCCATGCCTTCATTATTGCTACCCTGACTTGCCTGACTACTCCGTCTTTAACCTCAGCCGCATTCGCACTACAAAAGCACAAGAACTCTACGAAGCTGGCATCCGTGCAATCACGGACTTACCTCAGGAATACTCACTCTCCACGGCACAGGTGTGTCAGGTTCAAGCTGCACGAGACGGAAAGCCGATTATTGAGACTAAGGACATTAAAAAGGAGCTATCCAAACTAGAATATCCACTGTACTTCCTCGATTATGAAACATTCTTTCCAGCGATTCCTCTTTTTGATGGCTACAAACCGTACCAGCAGATGGTCTTCCAGTATTCACTGCATGTTTTGCGCGAACCAGATGCAGAAGTGGAACACTACGAATACTTAGCTGATGCACTGGAAAATCCTGCAGAAACACTGGCACAGCGATTGTCTGGAGACATAGATAGCGATGGTAGTGTCATCGTGTGGAATAAGAGCTTTGAGATGAGTCGCAACAAAGAGATTGCTGAGCTTGTGCCAGCTCATGCTCCGTTTCTACTGAGCATCAATGAACGTGTGTATGATCTGATGGAAATTTTTCGGAAGCAGCTCTACGTCCATCCTGATTTCCGTGGCAGCTGTTCGATTAAGGATGTACTACCAGTACTCGTGCCAGAACTTTCGTACAAAGACCTGGAGATTCAGGAAGGTGGTACAGCATCACTATCATGGTATCGAATGCTGACGGATGGTAGAAGTGAACAAGAGAAAATAGAAACTTGTAGCCATATGCGGAAGTATTGCGAACTGGACACGCTCGCAATGGTGGAGATTTTTCATATCTTGGATTCTCTTTAAGCTAAGAATAGCTTATGCTATATGGCATATGCCATTTGAACTACCAATATCAATAAAGGAAGTTATTGAGCAAGTACATGCCAAGAAGTATCTTCTGCCCGCAATACAACGAGAGTTTGTTTGGAAGACGGATCAAATTTCAAAGTTGTTTGATTCCATTATGCGTGGCTACCCAATCGGTTCCTTCTTATTTTGGAAAGTGGATCGAGAAAACGTAGAGAATTACCAGTTTTACGAGTTTATTCGTAACTATCATGAACGGGATAATCCTCATAATACTAGAGCAAATGTTATTGGTGATGAGGCTGTAACTGCAATCTTGGATGGCCAGCAACGACTTTCATCTTTGTATATTGGACTTAAAGGGACATACGCTAATAAGCTTCCATATTATTCTCGTAGCAATGACAATGCGTATCCCAAAAGAAAGTTGTATCTGAACCTACTGAGTAATTCAAAGGATTACGATCTCAAGTATGATTTTCAGTTTCTGACTGAAGACGAAGCAGAAGCAAGCGACGAAAATACACATTGGTTCGAAGTTGTAAAAATACTTACATTTAGCAGTCTGCGAGATGTAAATGGATATCTAAGAGAGAAGGAGCTGCTTGAAAGTCAGTTCGCTGAAGAGTGTTTATTTCAACTATTTGAAGTTATTACTGAAAAGCAGTTAATAAATTTCTTTCAGGAGCATGATCAAGATTTGGACAAGGTACTTAATATTTTTATCCGAGTTAACAGCGGAGGGACGGTTCTTAGCTATTCCGATCTTCTCCTTTCTATTGCTACAGCTCAGTGGGAAGGAAATGCAAGAGAAGAGATTACCGAATTTGTAGACGATCTAAATGCAACCGGTGATGGATTTGCTTTCAATAAAGATTTTGTCCTTAAAGCAAGTCTGGTATTGGCTGATATTAAAGATATCGGATTTAAAGTAGATAACTTTAATCGCAGCAATATGCATAAGATAGAAGGAAAATGGGATGACATCAAAAAGGCATTACGACTCACAACAGAACTCGTTGCATCATATGGCTATAATCAATCGACACTCACTTCCAATAATGCACTTATACCCATTGCTTATTATATTTTGCAAAAAGGTAATCCTTCTTCGTTTGTACAATCTGGGGAATATTTAGAAGATCGAAAGTTTATTCGTAAGTGGCTGATTATTGCTCTCATCAAGCGTATCTTCAGCGGACAGCCAGATAATGTACTCACACCTCTGCGTAATCTATTACAAAAAGAACACTCGAAGTTTCCGTTTGATTCAATTGTTAAGAAATTTAAAGGAACGCCGAAGAGCTTCATCTCTTCAGATGATGATATCGAAAATCTTCTCTACTCAAAATATGGGAAAGGGCATACCTTCTCGGTTCTTTCTATGCTGTACCCAACATTGGATTACCGAAATAAGTTTCATATTGATCATATGCATCCGCGCAGTAAGTTTAATAAGCGATCACTTAAGGCGGAAGGCATTGATCCTGATAGGCATTCAGAATATTTGGAAAACGTTGATTACTTGCCGAATCTTCAACTACTTGAGGATATCCCAAATGAAGAAAAATCAAATAAGCCATTTAAGGATTGGCTTACCGAAAAATGCCCTGACGATCTAAGTCGCAGAGATTACTTTCGAAAGCATTATATTCCAGATGGCATATCCTTAGAATACGAGGATTTTCCGGATTTCTTTGAGACAAGAAAGAGTACGCTAATGGAAGCATTTAAGAGAGAATTGAAAACTTAAGTTTAAATTTCAATCTGAGGAAAAATTGCCAACTCCCTTTCTTGATCTTCAAATTGCACACCCAGTTTAAAGGAGTAGCAATCTTCATCTTCATTCCACTCAATATTTTCTATACTTGATCTTTCCCTCAATCGCTCACGAAGAGTTTGTTCAATATTATCGAGCCAATTGAAGAAGGATTTGAGTGAACCATGAAGAAGGTAGTCGAAGTCTGCGTCTACACGCACTCCCTCTTCGTTAAACCTCCACACACTCGGACTCGCATGCATCATCCCATTTTCACATTGACCATTAAGACTGAGGCTATCTGCATAATGCATAAATCGCTGTCGCATCCCATCCTCGTAGGAAAATGAAAGTGTCCACCAGGACATATCTTGTTCCAATGGAACAAATAGTGGTTTCAGTGCAGGGTACAGCCCATCATTTACTATTCTTTTGAGCATCTTGTCGAATGACCATTTATGTACATTGATTGATGGACTTTGTTCCATGACATAGGGGATGACGCGAGAGAGGTCATCACTAAGAATGCTCCAGAAGAAATAGAATGTCTCTGCTGCTAATCCTGCCAGATTTGTGTGATATCCGATTTTTTCCCTATAAGACTGGTCCCTTATATTTGCCATACATTTTGCGTATCCATTTAGGTGACATTGAAATAGATGCAGGGTTTGGAATATTCGTTTTTCGGAAGTCTGTTTGAAATGTTCAGAATATTGAGAAGCGGGATCAAATAATAGCTCGCCGTTACGCCGAGGATGAAATGGATACATTCCAACGGCATTCATTATTTCAGTAATGCCGAAAGCAATAGAAGGAGTTTCTGCCTGAGGATCTAAACCATGTCTTGTAGACATATTTATTTAGAGTATAATCATCTTTACTTTAGCATATCCATCTTAATCTGTTATGGAGCTAACCAAAGAGCGAATTCAGGAGATGAAAGAAATTATGGAGAAGGAATATGGCAAGGAATACACATGGGAAGAGGCAACTGAGGCTGCCTACAATATGCAGAATCTAGCTCATGTGCTGTACGACTTCATGATTGAGGATATGAAACGCCAGAAACGTCTAGAAGAGAATCCGAAGGGGTTTCATCTGGATGGCGAAGGCTACACCTGTGCAATTTGTGGTCAGTCCTGTTCCAAAGAAGAGACTTGGTACGACAAATACGGCATTAAGTGCATGACGTGTCAGAAGGGTGTTGATCGCAAGCAGGTTCCGGCATCCATTGCTAAGAACCGAGACAATTGGTATTCCAGTTATGATATGCAGTCGTGTTTCAATATCAGAAGCTCGACACTGCGTAAGTGGGTACGAGAGGGAATACTGAAGCCCAGAACTATTACCAATGCTGAGAAGAAACCTCATGTGCAAGTATTTCTGATCAAAGATAACAAGGACACCTTGCCTCCGAAGAAGTTAGTAGATAGCAAATCGATTAAAGAGACCAGAGATGGGCAGGATTGGTTCCGAGTCGAGCCGTGGTATAAATTCGTCGATGCGTTCGAGCATCTGAAAGACTACAAGATCATGAAATACATGAAGTATTCCGATCCTCCTGCAGGTCAGAAAAACGATTACAAATTTGAATATACAAACCAAAACAAAAAATCGAAGAAGCAATAATGTCAGAAAAGCATTATAGTGGTTCACTATGCCACGTCGTAAACGCAAGAATTATATTTCTAAGAATGGCTTAACACCCCGAGAAAATCGTGCTTTAGGCAAGCAGGTATGGGCATTATTTATGCTCCTTTTAATTGTGGGCTCCATTAAAATCTGGGGCACTGAAATTTTCTTAGAACCATGGTTTGATGTACTTATCCTTGTTCTCGGAGCAATTGCGTACAGACTGACTGGATGGTTACTGCGCACTCTTGGTATCTGGCGTTACTAAGCTGTAATTGTTGAGCAAATTATTTGTTCAAGAATCATCTAAGACACCCCCTTTTTATAGTGTCTCATTTGTCTCATTTAAGCCCTGACCCGAGTGCCTAAACCAACCTTATGAAAGGAGTCCTCAAAAACCCCAAAATAGCCCGAAGGGGTTGGTACCAGACAGGACTGGCCAGCCAATAGGTGCGCGTCTAAAGCGACCCACTTGCCTATCCAAGATGGGCGACTTTGGGGTGTCCCATGTGCCCTGTCTACTCATACCTCAACGCATCAATCGGCTTAAGTTTCGCCGCTTTCCACGCAGGAAGAATGCCAAAGAAAATACCGATAGCAATCGAGAAACTGAATGCTAGTAAAATGGAATTGAATACAATGATTACTTGTGTTTCTACGTAATTTGTCACAATCCATGCTCCGAGATAGCTAATGAGAATTCCGATTACGCCACCGAGCACACTCAATACCATTGATTCAACCAAGAATTGCTGAAGAATGTCGCGCTTCTTTGCGCCAATGGCTTTACGTATACCAATCTCCCGAGTTCGCTCAGTTACAGAAACAAGCATAATGTTCATTACACCGATTCCGCCAACAATCAGCGAGATCGCTGCAATGCCGCCGAGGAGAAGAGTGAACGTCTGTGTGACTTCATTAAGTGTCTCGACCGTGTCTGCTTGATTGAATATATTAAAGTCCTGATCGTCAGGGTTTAAGATGCGGTGCTGATTGAGCAAGACAGCTTCAATAATTGTTTTTACCTGATCCATATCATCCTGATGTTCTACCGAAACATTGATTGAACCCAGCTTGTCTGTTCCCTGGATGCGCTGCTGCATTGTCGTCAGTGGAATCAAGGCAATGTCATCCTGATTTGAAAATCCTTGTTGCCCTTTTGCCTCCATGACGCCGATGACAGTGAAAATATGATTTTCCAACCGTATATCTTTTCCTATAGGATTTTGACTTCCAAAAAGAGTCTCAACCACTTCCTTACCCAATACGACAACTTTTTGTATCTCTCCGATATGTTGCTCTTCAATAAAAGAGCCAAACTCCAGTGAAAAATTATTGACAGCAGGATAATCCGGTGTGACGCCGATGACGCTCGTCTGCATATTTTGATTTCCTACGATCGCCTGCATGTTGCCTGAGAGTTGTGGCGAGATACCAAGAAGCCCGGAAACATTCTTTTCTATGGCACTGACATCATCTGAAGTGAGTGTGCTGGTAGTGCTTCCTCCTCCGGCACGACGGAACATTGAACGAACGTTGGTTTGGCTGGGGCTTCCCGGCTGAATAACGAGCAAGTTCGTTCCGAGACTTTCGATCCGTTCTGTGATTTGCTGCTGAGAACCTTTTCCGATGCCGACCATGAGCACCACAGATGAGACACCGATAATGACGCCAAGCATCGTGAGCCCCGACCGCATCTTGTTATTACGGATGGCATCGAATGCGCTGCGGAAGTTTTCGAAGTAGTACATAGGGTGTTACTTGGGATCAATCTGGCCGTCAAGAATATGAATCCTTCGACTGGCATAATCGGCGATGTGTGGCTCATGTGTCACCATTACTATTGTGACATCATTCTTATTAAGATTATCTAACAAATCCATTATCTCTTGTCCAGTTTGAGAATCGAGAGCACCTGTTGGTTCATCGGCAAGTATCAATGCTGGATTTGTTACAAGCGCACGTGCAATAGCTACACGTTGCCTTTGCCCTCCGGAAAGTTCGTTGGGTAAATGATGCATTCGGTCTTCGAGTCCTACAGCTTTACACGCTTCATCGGCCTTCTGCATTGCCTCATGGCGAGGTATGCCCTGATATAGAAGCGGTTGCATCACCTGTCGAAGAGAATTCATACGTGGGAGCAGATTAAACATTTGAAATACAAACCCAATACGTCGGCTGCGAACCTCTGCCTGGTCATTTTCCGAGAGGCTGCTTACTTTCTTGTTCTCTAGTTTGTACGCCCCCGATGTCACTGTATCCAATAGACCGATGATATTCATGAGTGTAGACTTGCCTGAACCGGAGGGCCCCATGATTGCGACAAATTCGCCTTCATTAATCGTGAGTGTTATCCCCTTAAGCACAGGGAGTTCCTGCGTACCAAGGATGTATTTTTTAGTAATGTCATTGAGTTCTATCATACAGAAGAGGGAATATTAGCTTCAACCGCCCGGCGGACGACCACCACCCATCGGCATCATCATTCTCGAGCCACGGTCATTCTCCCTCTCAGAGGAATCCTGCGTCGTGTTGAGTGATATGTTAATTGACTGAATACGATCACCCTCTTGCAAGCCAGAAATAACTTCGGTGTACATCCCATCGGTGATGCCAGTCTCAATGGGAATATTGCTTCCAGCCTCGCTAGTAATAAATGTTCTGTCACCTTGCGTGCGCAAAGCCAGATTGGGAACAGCGATGGCATTTTCAGCTGATGCCGTCTGAATTTCCACTGTGGATGTCATGCCCGAAAGAATCGTATATTCTTCGGTCGGTTCCAGAACAATTTCCACTTCGTACGAAACCACTCCGGATGTCTGAATCGGTGTCGTATCAATTAAACTGATGGCTCCCTCAAATGTCGCATCCGGTATGGCATCAAACGTAATGATTGTCTTCTGTTTTTCTTTGGCGTGGACGACATCGACCTGATCGAGTTGAACTGTCACAATAAAGTATTCCGGATTTTCCAGCACGATGTATTTTGTTTCGCTGGCATCTGCCAGGAGGTTATCTCCAACCTGAAAATCCACGCGACGGACAATGCCATCAAACGGCGCACGCAGTTCATAATTCTCCAAAGCACGTCGTGCTTTTTCTAGTGCAACTTGCTTCTGCGCCATAGCATTTCCTTGTTGATTGATCTGTACATCAACACTCACCGTTGTTTGTTCCATTTTTTTCTGCTCTACACGCAGTTTATCATTCAGGTTGGAAACCGTACGCTCTGCTGTATCGGCTGTTGTCGTTTTGTTCTCCTTTTGTGATTCTAGTAAAGTAAGAGCTTCGCGTGCATCTTCAAGATCCTGCATCGTGGTGCTCTTTCCGGGAAGCGTCAAAGTTGCCTGTTGATCGCGCAAGGTATCGAACAGTGTGATGGTCGCTGTACGTTTGGTATTCATAGTCGCCTTCAGGTCATTGATGTCTGCATCGGTATAGCTCGTCGATGGTACCGCTGTTCTGAGAAAATCATACGATATATTCGTGAGGTCAACAATCTCTTCTGCCATGGCAACAGCGTCATCGAGTGCCAGTTGCAGCTTGCGGGTATCTTCTACGTTTAGCAGCGATCCGTGCTTCTCCCGAAATGCGTCGTACGCGTTTGATGCATCGTAGAAGGCAAATTCTACTTCATTTTTCAGGGTGTAATTGTTATAAAGAAAATCAATTTCGAATGTTTTGTAGCGCTTAGCCCCACGTATTGCTGATTCTCCACTGAGGACTTCCAGAATATCATCTAAGAGGCCATCGGCATCAGCAATAGCATCCTCAATGCTCACCGAAAGATCGCGCTGCGCCTTTTTGGAGGCAGCCTCTTTCTCCAACACCGTTCTTTTTGCCTGTTCGATCTGGTCATCCACTTGCATGTGTTGCGATGGCAGGTCGCCGTATGCATCTTCCAACTGTCTTTCGAGATCGCGAACACTGTTCTCCGCAGTCATAATATCTTGATCGCGACCCGTTTGAAGTTCTTGCAAACGCAAATACGCATCATTAACGGCGAGCTGTGCCTGACGGATGTCAGCATTGGGATCTGTTTATTCAAGTTCCGCAATGAGGTCGTCGCGCTTTACTTCATCTCCCGTTTTTACATGCACTTTCTCCACTTTACCCTGCACGTTGAAGCGAAGTTGTTGCTCGTTGGCAAGTGTCACTGTGCCAAGCGCCTTAATGGAGAGTGTAATATCCCGGCGACCGACAGTCACTATTTCTCCAACAATCTCCTGTGCCTCTGTGTTGCCATTCCAGAAGCGGTAGCCTCCTACGAGAATAAGTGGCGTAGCAACACCAAGTATTACGCTGCCCCATTTAAGCCGGTGTAGCAGCATCGAAAATTTCATGAGGTGAAGCCGGTAAATGAGTGATGAGAAAACTGTCATGAAAAAGAAGTAAATTATCGAGGAAGATTCTCTCTTCTTGGAGGTTCCGGGAACGTAAGTGTAACGCCATGCTCTGCGGCAATGTCCATTAATCTCTTTCCCTCAGATAGCTTTCCCCGCAGTTCCTCCACAGAGATACCAATATGTTCTGCCATACCTTGCAAAAATTGTTGTCGATCTTCTTCATTCATCCAGCGGGGAGGAAGCCGAAGTTTCACACCACGCTCCATGGCAATATCCATCATCGACTTCCCTTGTGAGAGTTCACGGCGAAGTTCCTCATGAGACATTCCGAGTTGCTCTGTAATCTCTACAAATGACTGGCGGTCTTCTATGCGCGGCGCACCACGATGTAAGACATCCATCTTGGGATGTAGACGCAATGACCCCACGATTATCGCACCAACGACAAGTGTGGTGAGAAGGCCAGCAACGAATGATGAGAGGGTAGCGGTATCCATATGCGTCTAGAATATCAGATTTATTCAGAAGATTCAGTATCAGACGGTTCTTCTGGTGAGTCAGGTATTTCAGATGTGCCTGTCCCACTCTGGGGCATCCCCAGCCTATCTCCTCCTGGCATTCCTCTGGGGGATTGAAGCTCAACACCATGCTCTTCTGCAATTTCCGGCAGAGTTTTTCCTGAATCCATTTCAGTCTGCAATTCTTCTACGGTTATACCAAACTGATCGGCCATACTCTGCAGACGTTCTTCGTTCATCATATCCCCCTCTAGGGAACGCATGCCTTCCCTGCGGGATTCTCCTCTCTCCTGTCCGTCAAACATGCGGTCTGATGGAAACGGTGTTTTCTGTGATGGGTTTAAGAATGGCTTCACAGAGAAAACAAGTACAAGGATAACCGCACCAGTGATTACACCGACTATGTAGGAGGGAAGATTGAATCGTTTCATTGGAATTTGGGGAAGAAATGTTACATTTGATAAATCTTTTGTATACACAACTGCCTAAGAAAAAAGTTTCAAAAAAGTGCCTCCTTCCCTGCAGGAGACACTTTCCTCCCCTCAAACGCGCTTACTACTTGTTGCGGTATTTCTCGATGAGAGCTTCTATCTCCTGCATTAGTGCAGTTTTGTCTTCTTCAAAAAGATCCTTTAGGCCACCGAAGAATTCACCTCTGAAATCGTGAGGAACACGCATTCCGAAAGACTTGAAGTCCTGGCGCTTTGGAGCTTCTATGCCGTACTGCTCCATCACATCGCTTCTACAGCTTTGGAGTTCTCCTCTCATGGTAGCGCGTTCCTCACTGTTCAAGTCAGCGGAAAATCCACATCCCCAACCGCGGAAACGACGACTGTTCTCAGAAGCTTCAGGAACTTCAATGTCATATTTCTCCAAAATGGAGTTATGACAGGCTTTGAGTGTTTCTCTCGCTTCTTCAGGCACATCGCTTCCACGAAAGCCACCGAAGGCAAGTACTGCTGGTGTTGCGGCAAGGAACATAAGAGCGGTTGCTAATGGAACCGCAACTGATTGCTTGTATATCTTCATGATGAGACAGTGAAAGGAAATAAAATGGATGAGTTGATCAGACTTTCATTGCATGCAAACACTTACACAAATTGAGATAGAAAAAGTTTCAAAGTCACTCCAGATTCTCTTGCTGCTGAATCAATCGATAGATCACTTCGGAAAACTCCTCACGCGTCATGCCTATACTGGGATTTACCTTTTCTTCATCCAGTAAATCATTATCAAGTGCGTACTGTAAGTACACGGCATACCATGCATCAAGATCAGTGCCTGAGGGCAGATCGGTGACAGGATAATCGGACAGATCGATCCCAAAGCTTTCAAAAGCAATCTTGAGAAGTTCTACTTGATTGACGACGTTGCCAGGGCGGAACGAACCATCCTCGTATCCTTTTACGATGCCAAGATCACGTGCGCGATTCACATAGCGTGTAAACCATGCACCAACGGGCACATCAGAAAAGGCTGTCGTATCACTAGCTACAGTGTTCTCACCCAAAGCTTCTAACAGAACCTTCAGTGATTCTGCTCTGTTAATTGCTCCTTGTGGATTAAATGAGCCGTCATCATTTCCATCTAAAATACCTCTTCTCTGCAAGAAGCTCACAGCGTCTTTTCGGCGAATTAGATAGTCATCGCTGAATTGTTTCTTTGATTGCAACTGACCAGAAAACTTTTTGTAGTTCTGTGCCTTTCGGACATTGCGTAGGTAGTTATGTACTCTTGGACCGGGGCGATCAATCTCGTTCTCTTCAAGATAGTTTTGTTGCTCCTCCTGCGTCATCTCGCTCCAGTTTTCAGGCAGACTGTCGCTGTATTCATTGGCACGCTGACGGATGCCACCAACGTTTAGTCCATTTTCCTCCATAAATGTCCTGCGTTCTTCCTGAGCCATGGTATCCCAGTCAGATGGCAATTCTATGCCCTGTTGTTCCAGACGATCTTCCATGGATTGGCCTCTTTGTCCACGGTCAAAATTGCCACGATCACCTCCGGGACCCATCTCAAATCCATTCTCTTGCATGAAAGTCCTGCGTTCTTCTTGGGCCATGGAATCCCAGTCACTCGGAAGAGTGATTCCCATATCAATAAGCCGTTGCTCTATTGTTGCACCTCGATTTTCGGGGTTTCGCTGTTCACCAAAGTTCCAAGACTGCGCAGACGCAATCTGCATGTTCAATAAAAGAGCGAGTGCTATCACTGAAAGTGGTATTCGTATTTTCTCCATGAAAATCAATAGGTAAATGAATAAAAATAGATTTCACACAGAAGACACAACTGAATACAGAAAAAGTTTCACGATATCGCTGAAACTATTTTGCATCTTATCTGTGTGTACCATTGATATATGCCTAAGAATTACCAGACGTTATCGAAATTGCTCAAATCCAAGCTCGCAGCGTTTTGCTTGGAGGTATGCTTGCCGCTGGCTGTTTTCTTTGTAATAGTTCAGGCTGTCTTTTCTTCTTAGCAGTGATGCATTCTCTGACCCTCCAATTCTTTGATTTTGCTGAACTGATCAGGCCTGCAAAGTGTGAAATCGAGAGCGCCAAGAAGAATTTTATAAATCATATTGAAACTTTCTTCGCCTCCCGTTGTGTAAGGAAGTACAATGCTATCGACATGTCTTCCTCTGAACAATTTTCCGATACAAAGCTTGCAAAGCAGGCCATTGCAGGAGACAGCGAGGCTTTTAGGGCGCTTGTTGAGCACTATGGTCCTTCCATTTACGGCTACGCCCGAAGGCTCACGGGCAATGAGGCCGATGCCGAGGATATCGCACAAGAGACATTCATTCGACTTCACGAAAACCTGTCGAAGCTTGATATTTCGGATCCTCTCAAACCATGGCTCTTTCGAGTCTGCACAAACCTGTGCAGAAACCACGCAAAGCGTAAAAAATTGCTCCTCTTCTCGCAACTGGAACATGAGGATTCTGAGCAACCCAGCATGTCTGAATCCATTGAGAGCAATGAGGAACCTCATTCACAAAAGCTGGATAGATATTCAGAGAAACAACAGGTACAGGCAGCCGTTCGCGCTCTCCCGCAAAAATACCAAGTGGTCATTAGCTTGTACTACTGGGAGGGATTATCATACGAAGAGATTGCATCGATGTTATCTTTACCCATCAACACTGTGCGCACGCACCTGAAACGGGCGAAATCTCTCCTCTCTTCATCATTACAACACCTGCTCACATCATGAATCTCGACGACCTTCTCAAGCGCTCGGCAGAAGTAAAGCGTCTACCACACGGCTTTGTGAAGGGAGTTGAGTTACGTGTTCAGATGCGCAATATCCGACAAAAGAGAAAGATACTTCTGCGTGATACTGTTTTACTCGGCGGATCGTTACTTGTGTTCTTCTATGCACTTTCCGTGCTTCTCATCAATACGGTCGCATTCCAGACGGTGGATTTTTTCTATGTGATGTTCAAGCAACCCGGTTTGCTTGCGTTGGAGGAGGGCAGGAATGCGCTTCTGGAATCCATTCCGCTCACAAGTTTGCTTTTAACGGGTGTAGCTACTGGCCTCTGCTGCTGGTTACTGCGCATTTTTATACGGGATATTCGTCCATTCTATGATATTCTTTTCAACCGTCATGCTTTCTCCTAATGATACCTCCAACCGGGTTCTAATGATCGTCATATTGATGATGCTTTCAATTATCCTCCTCGGAGGAACTTTTTTCGTTGGGATGCAGTTCGGTGCATACCGAAGCGCTTCACATTCATTCGGAAGATTCCGCCAAGCAGGCTTTCCACCGGATATGATTCGAGAGATGCGACCGGAAACGCCAAGATTCGGTCATCAGCGGCATGGATTTGGCGGAGAGGTGCTCTCCATCGGGAGCGGGACGTTGACAGTACTCAGGAGAGACGGAACAGAGCGTGTTATAGTGTTCGATTCAAGAACGAAGGTTCTGAATCAAGAACAAGAAGGTTCTATTGATGACATTGCTATTGGCATACCTGTTATTGCTATCGGGGAACCTGATCAGGAAGATGTGATTCATGCGAAGGTTCTAATTTTGCCGCCGTGGCCGCGATGATCGTTGCAACATTCTCTTAAATCCACTCGCGTCCATTTTTCAGCACCACAATTGCAATTTTTGGTAGAAACAGGCAATCTTGTTAGTGAGTTATGACAACACTTGCATTCATCATCGTCTTTGGCTTCCTCATGAGTTGCATTGCTCTTGTTGGCAGTGTGACACTTTTTCTTAAGGAGTCGACACTTCATACTATCTTGACCAGGTCTAATTAGCACTCTACAATTTCGAGTGCTAATTTACATTTTTCCCCTATTACCATGCAACTCGTACCACATAGACATCGGGGGCAGTTTCTCGGCCCATTCGAGAGGTTTTTTTGATGATGATTTCTTCGGATTACCATCAATATTTGGGGATTCCACTGGGGCAATATTTACTCCAAATCTGGATATCTCGGAAACAGATGAACAAATAGAAGTAACTGCTGATCTTCCTGGATTCAAGAAAGATGATATCGAGGTGACTCTGGATAATGGAGTACTTTCAATCTCCGGAGCAATAAAAGATGGGAAAGAAGAAAAAGATGAAGAAAGGAAGTATTACTGTAAACAATGTTCGTCAGGAAGTTGTGTTAGAAAAGTAGCTCTGCCGACTTCTGCTATTGAAGACAAGGCCAATTGCAAAATGGAAAATGGCAAACTTAAAATAAGTATTCCCAAAAGCAAGGAAGCAATACAGAAGAAAGGCAGAAAACTGGAGATCGAAGGTTAGCAAGGTTTAAGGGTATCCAATAGGTGCGCGTCTAAAGCGATCCACTTGCCCTAAAAATCCAAACTAGCTCCTACCAATTTAGCCACGTAATACTAGCCTGCAGAACAGTAGCGAAGCTTACCCATAACAGATAAGGAACCTGTGCCCAACTGACCCATTTTGCAAGAGGCCAAGCTGTACGCATGATCCATATGATCGTTACAAGAACAATTGTAATATCAATAAATGCCAGAATATTATTCTGAAGTCCGAATTGAATCGGTGTAAAGGCAAAATTGGCTACCAGATTAATAATGAATGGGACAGCAGTTTTAGGAGGCCATTTAGATTTAAAAATATTAAGAAATGCGTAGCCAAAAGAAATGAGAATGATTATATATAAAATCGTCCACACCGGACCGAACACCCATGCAGGAGGAGCAAACGCAGGTTTAATCATTTGAGAGTACCAATATGATGTTTCTGAAGGAGGCATACTTTGCAGGGTGGTTATTGGTCTGATTTCTTCATTTGCCTGTATATATCATCTGCCCACTTCTTGCCGGGATCTCCTCCCCACAGAAGCCATGCTATAAAACCGTTGCTGGGACGATCTGGATTCCCATAATCTTTTCCGCGTTTATCTACTTCATGACGTGCGAAAAAGCTATACATACGCTTGATTGTGCTTGGTGATAATTGCCGACTGTTCTTTAAATCACGAGCACGGGCTATTCCTACTGGTGTCCCTCCACGCTTAAATTCACGCCTTAGCCTTAATCCCTCAGCCGCATACTTAGCGACCTCCGCAGGTGGTTTAAAATTTATGTGTTTATACTTCTTAGGAATTGGCATGCGTGCATTCTACCACATTTTAATTCCGGAAATGCTCACATCAGCAACTCAGATGGATCTACATCAAAACCTTTCGCAATCTTCTCAATTGTACTCATGCGCATATCCTTAAGCTTATTGCTCTCATAACGCTGGTACTGTTTGTACTCCATATTGCACAAATCAGCTGCCTCCTCTTGAGTGAGGCCACGCTTCTCACGTAACTGCTTTAAATTCTTCGATACTGTCTTTGTGATTATACCCATCCCAAAGAGTATCGGGATTGGCCAAAGTATTTTACACCTACTTTACAGTTGGTGTGCAAATTGTAATACTTTCATTCTAATAATATATGCTCACAATGCTTACATGACACTCATAATATCCAAAAACGGCAAAGATGCGAAACGCATCGATAGCTCTGTTTTTAATAGTGAAGACGAACTCCAACAGTACATTTACGATAATCCAGATTCCATTCCTCTCTACGATATTAAAGAGGATATCCGTCTCCTGATCATTGCTAGGGAGTTTCCAACACAAAGTGGTCCTATAGATGCTGTCGGTATCGACAAAGATGGTGAATTGTACCTCATTGAAACAAAACTCTACCGAAACTCTGATAAGCGCCATGTCGTAGCTCAAGTTCTCGATTACGGAGCATCTCTCTGGAGGCATTATAACGACTTCGTACAGTTCCTAAATGAAATAGAGCGTCAGACGCAGAAGAAATGGAATATGAGCGTACAGCAGAAGCTACAAGAGTTCTTCGAGATATCTGATGATGAAGTACAGACCATCCTTGAAAGCTATAGAAGAAACTTGGATGAAGGCACCTTTAAATTCGTCGTCCTTATGGACAATCTCCATTCTCAATTAAAAGATCTAATACTCTTCCTCAACCAATACAGTAAATTTAACATCTACATTGCCGAGATTGAATACTACAAATTTGAAAGCTATGAAATTATGATCCCCAGACTTTTTGGAACAGAAGTGAAGAAAGACGTTTCTGTTGCAAGTACACGTCTGGCATCTCGCGTTTGGGACGAGGAATCGTTCTTCGTAGAGCTCAACAAGGAGAGTGATGAGGAAACTTGTAGAAAGATGCGTGTGATTTACGACTTTGCTACAAAGTGTGGATCTGATGCGATCGAGTACGGAACAAATTCCTTCAAACTTAAAGCAAAGTACAAAGATGGCATTAGAAAAACTATCTTCTTCGCTAATACTCCGGGTCGATGGAATCTCATTCCTGAATTCTGGAAGAATAATCCTGAACTACGAAAGAAGTATGCCGATCTGTTCGTGAAGACTGTACCATCACTCATACGAGATAAGTTTGATGCTACGTACTACGAAATTCGCCTTAATGACTTCTCGACGAAAGATATTCAGGGGCTTCTCTCTGTTTTTGAGACAATGGTTACTGAAATTAGTCAGAAGAACTTCTCTGAGATATAGGGATAATTCACTACACTAGACACAATGCTGACAAAATCACGATTCATACGCTATCTTCAATGTCCACGTTATCTGTGGCTATCGGATAACGATAAAGATCAAATAGATACAGCAAGTCCGCTGGAGCAGGAACGCATGGCAGATGAAGGTGAAGCTGTTGAAGAATGGGCATGCAAGCTTTTCCCAAATGGGAAGCACATAAAAAGCTTTCATATGGCAGGAGAACGGGATACTAAAAAAGCTATAGAAACAGGTATTCAAACTTTGTACCAAGCAACTGCTATTGGTGATGGACTTCTTGCCATGGCTGATATTCTACTTTTCGATTCTAAGCGGAAAGTATGGAATATCGTAGAAGTGAAGGGCAGCACAGAAATAAAGAAGAAACACCTGTACGACGTCTGTTTTCAGAAATTGGCTTACGAACGGGCTGGATACAAGATAGGAACATTGAGCATTGTGCATATTAATCGAGAATACATTCGTAATGGAGATATAGATCCAAATGGACTCCTGCTGATTGAAGATGTAACAGAGAGTGCTTGCGCATTGATAGACGAAGTTGAGGCAGCTATTCCAAAAGCAAAGCGCGTCCTTGAATGTACAGAAGAGCCAACGATCGAAGAGTTTCCTTGTAGTTGCACTTATAAAAATTCACCGTGTTGTACTCATTGTTATCCTGGACTCCCTGACCATTCTGTCTATGAGCTACGAGGTATTTCCAAAAAGAAGGTGCAGCTGCTAACTAACCAAAAAATTCTTGTTATAAGCGACGTGCCAGATGAATTCGAGTTAAATGATGCACAATTGAATCAAGTTCTTTCTACAAAACGTGAAGAACCTATTATTAATCTTACATCAATTAAAGAAGTTCTTGGTAGCCTGACATATCCACTATATTTCTTCGATTACGAAACATTCTCTTCTGTTGTTCCTCCATTTGATGGATTCCATCCGAATCAAACTATGCCATTCCAGTATTCTCTACACATTTTGGAATCGCCTACATCTGAACTGATACATAAAGAATTCCTTGCACAAGAGTATGGGAATACAATGCCAGCCATTTCATCTGCTCTACGCTCTGATATTGGAGAAGAGGGAACGATTATTGTATGGCATAAGAGTTTTGAGATCAGATGCAATGAGATCATGGCATCACTTTTACCGGAACATGCCGAATTCCTTAGATCAATGAACGATCGCATTTTCGATCTTAAGGAAATATTCAGCGAGCAACACTATGTAGACTATCGCTTCTGTGGAAGCTACTCCCTCAAAAAGGTGTTACCAGTACTGTTACCACATCTTTCATACCAAAATCTAGAAGTACAAGAAGGTATGACTGCTTCACTATTATGGAATAAGTCGTTTAGTAAGAGTGAAGAAGAACGTGAGCAGATTTTTCAGAACCTTCTGACGTATTGCAATTTGGATACACTGGCTATGGTTGAGATATTTCACCTTCTCAGTAAAAAGTTCTAATCACGTCAATATTTAGTAAGTTAAATGCTTTTACTTATCACTAATTCATTGCATACGTTATACTCCAAACGTGGATATAACTGAATATCATGCAAAGTATTTCGCGTATGAGCTTACCAAGAGAAGCTCATCTAATAGCTTGGAAAAGCTAACTTCTACGCTATCCAATGCTCAAGTTGATCTTAATCCACACCAGATTGAAGCAGCATTATTCGCTTTCCGTTCGCCTCTTTCAAAGGGGGCAATTCTTGCCGATGAGGTAGGACTTGGAAAGACTATTGAGGCAGGTCTGGTTATTTCTCAGAAATGGGCAGAGCGGAAACGGAAAATACTGCTCATTGTTCCATCAAACCTTCGTAAGCAATGGAGCGCAGAGTTGCAGGAAAAGTTTTTTATTCCATCAAGTCTATTAGAGGCTAAGTCTTTCAATCAACTCATCAAAGATGGAAATCTAAACCCATTTGACCAAGAGGATAATATTGTTATTTGCTCCTATCACTTTGCGCGAAACAAGTCGCCATATGTAAAACAGACTCCGTGGGATCTGGTCATTATCGATGAGGCGCATCGTTTGCGGAATGTGTACAAGCCAAGCAATAAGATTGCTAAAGAGATTAAGGCATCACTTGAAGGTATTCCCAAGATCTTGCTCACCGCCACCCCTCTACAAAACTCTCTTCTCGAACTTTACGGTCTTGTAAGCATTATTGATGACCATGTATTCGGTGATTTAAAGAGTTTTAAGGCAAATTATGCCCGGGTATCACAAGTGCAAGATATCTATGAAAATGAGTTGGGTCTTGTCGAACCAAAGCAGGAGATGTTCCTTGATCTTCGCAATCGCCTGAAGACTGTCTGCATTCGCACTTTGCGACGTCAGGTTCTTGAATATATCAAGTACACTAAACGCATACCCTTAACACAGGACTACGTTCCGTCTGATCAAGAGATTGAATTGTATGATGAGATGACTGACTACCTTCAGCGCCCGATTCTCTATGCATTGCCAGCGAGTCAAAGGCATCTCATGACTCTTATTCTTCGAAAATTACTTGCCTCATCATCCTTTGCAATTGCCAGCACTTTAGATGGACTGGCAACGAAGCTTGAAATGCTCATCAAAGAGGCTAAGAAGAAGAATGTACAACAAGAGTTAGGCATTCCGAATATTGAAGAAGATTTTGATACGTATGATGAACTATCTGATGAGTGGATCGATGAAGAAGAGGATACTGACGAAGATGAAGATACTGAAACGAAAATATTTACAAAGGAAGACATTGAAGCGATGAAGGAGGAAAGGAAAGATCTGCAAAGATATCGTGATATAGCAAAAAAAATATGGAAGAATTCAAAGGGGGATGCTTTGCTTATTGGTATTGAAAAAGGTTTTCAGATGACAGAAAGCCTAGGTGCACAGAAGAAAGCCATTATTTTTACTGAATCACGTATCACACAAAATTATCTGATGGAGATGCTTTCGGATAATGGGTACAAAGATAAAGTCGTATTCTTTAATGGATCAAACAATGATCCTAAGTCAAAAGAGATCTACTCAGAATGGCTGGAGAAACACAAAGATACTGACAAGATAAGCGGTTCAAAGTCTGCAGATATGCGAGCTTCAATAGTGGATTATTTCAAGAATGAGGCAGAAATAATGATTGCTACAGAAGCGGGAGCCGAGGGTATCAACCTTCAATTCTGTTCGCTGGTTATTAACTATGATTTGCCTTGGAATCCACAGCGGATCGAGCAAAGAATAGGACGCTGCCATCGATACGGTCAGAAGTATGACGTAGTGGTCATTAACTTTGTGAATAGAAAGAATGCTGCAGATCAGCGTGTTTACGAATTGCTCGACCAGAAATTTAACCTCTTTAAAGGTGTATTTGGCGCCAGTGATGAAGTGCTGGGTAGTATTGAATCTGGAGTAGATTTTGAGAAGCGAATTGCTTCAATCTATCAGTCATGTCGATCTGAAGACGAAATCAATACGGCGTTTGACGCGCTCCAGCAGGAAATGGATGAAAGCATTCAGGAAAATATGGGAGATGCGAAACAAAAACTGCTAGAAAACTTTGATGCCGAGGTACATGAAAAACTGCGTTTCAATCTTAGTGAAAGTCAGCAGTATCTTGATAAGTATGAACGTTGGCTTTGGGACACAACAAGATACTTTCTTGGTGATAGCGCAGAGTATGCCGAAGAAGGATATTCATTTCTCCTTAAAAAGAACCCATTTAAAGGCGAAGCCATTCCACCAGGGCCATACAAGATCGGAAAAAATATAGAAGATTCCCATGTCTATCGCCCTGGACATCCCTTGGCACAGCGCATTTTAGAAAAGGTAAAGGAAGCAGATCTTCCGACAACGGAAATGACGTTCGATTACACGAACAACAAAGTCAAAATTTCTGTACTGGAAGATTTAGTCGGAAAAAGCGGTGTCATGCGTGTTGCCTGCTACACGGTTCAGGCCTTTGAGAGTGAAGACCATATTCTTACCATTGCTCTCGATGCGAGTGGCAAGGTATTGGATCCTGAAGTATCGAAGAAGATTTTTGCCTTATCTGGAAGCACTAAGCAGTGTGAAGATCTGACGGCAGATGATATTGCACAACTACAACAAGCTGAAGAGCAAACAGTTACTCTTATCTCTGGGCAGATCGCCGAACGCAACAGCGACTTCTTTGATACAGAGGTTGATAAGCTGGATAAGTGGGCAGAAGACGTAAAGAAAGCTCTTGAACTTGATTTAAAGAAGCTCGACATAGATATTAAGACTGCAAAGACTGCTTCTAAGAAAATATTAAACTTGGATGAAAAATTGAAAGTACAGAAGTCGATTAAGGATATGGAAAAGAAGAGGAATGAGATGCGAAAGAAGCTTTTTGAGTCTCAGGATGAAGTCGAAGAGAAGAAGGAAGGTCTGATTGATCGAGTAGAGGCACAGCTCAAGCAAAATGCTACACTGGAGACACTTTTTACTATTCGATGGAGTGTTATCTAATAAATCTATGACTGATACAACTGCACAGACCAATAACGGCAAAGGAAAGCCAAAGAAGCAACGCCTTGAGCTGACGTGGATAGGCAAAGACGAAGAGCTGAAGCTGGAACCGAGGATCCTAATCGAAGATCCTGAGAAATCCTATGGCGACTCCAACACAGAAAATATGCTCATTCATGGGGATAACCTTTTAGCCCTCAAGGCTTTGGAGCAGGATTTTGCTGGCAAGGTGAAGTGTGTTTACATTGATCCTCCTTACAATACGGGGAGTGCTTTTGAACATTACGACGACAATTTAGAGCACTCAATTTGGTTAAGATTAATGAAAGATAGAATCCTGCTATTATGGAGACTTCTTTCAGACGATGGGTTAATTTGGATAACACTTGATGATATTGAAGCTCATTACTGTAAGGTGCTCTGTGATGAAATTATTGGACGGAATAATTTTCTTGCAGATGTAGCTTGGGAGAAAGCAGATAGCCCAAGAATGGATGCTAAATTTTTTTCTTCCAGGTATGACCACATCTTGGTTTATTCAAAAAATATCGAAAAGACAAATATTAACAGACTAAAGAATGGAGATGCCCCTGAGCATTACAATAAAAAAGATGAGAATGGGAAGATATATTACTTAAAGCCTCTTCGGGCAATGGGTGCAGACGGCCATAGAGCAAAAAGACCTTCGATGTATTTTGCTATAACAACACCAGATGGCCAGGAATTATTTCCCAAAAACCCAGATGGCACAGATAGTAGATGGCGATGGGGAAAGGAAAGAGTTGAAAAGGACGCAAGTCTGCTTGAGTGGGTTAAAACTAAAAATGGTTGGAGCCTTTATTTCCGAATCTATTATGAAAATTCAACTGGCACACCCCCTGAAACTATATGGACTCAAAGTGAAGTAGGTAGTAATAGAACTTCTAAAATTGAGATAAAAGCCATTTTTGAATCTGATGTGTTTGATACTCCGAAGCCAGAAAAATTAATGGAACGAATCATTCATATTTCTACAAAGCCTGGAGATTTAGTTCTTGATTCTTTCCTTGGCTCAGGTACAACATCAGCAGTTGCTCACAAAATGGAACGCAAATGGATTGGAGTTGAATTAGGAGAACACGCCTATACTCATTGTCTTCCAAGACTTAAAAAAGTAGTCGATGGAAATGACGGATTACCTCTTTCTGAAACTCTCGGATGGAAGGGGGGAGGAGGTTTTAAATTCTATAATCTTGCATCGAGCCTCCTTCGTAAAGACAAATATAATAATTGGATAATAGACGAGAAATACAACGCGAACATGCTGGCTGCAGCCATGTGTAAGCATGAAGGTTTCCGGTTTTCACCACATGAGGAATTGTATTGGAAGCAGGGTAAATCAACGGAAACAGACTATATCTTTGTGACTACAGCATTCGTAACAGTTGAACAACTCGATAAGATCCACGAAGAAATGAGCAGTGAAGAAAGTTTGCTAATTTGCGCCAAGTCTTTTGCACCTGAGTGTGAAGATCGCTATCCCAATATAACAATCAAAAAGATTCCGCAGATGATTTTGGGTAAGTGCGAATACGGGCAGGACAATTACGATCTCAACATTATCGAATCAACGGAAGAAATTGCTGAGGATCAAGATATTACCGACGAAGACAATGAATAAGACTGCTCAAACCATTACCAATCGGCTCAGTCTTCGCCCGCCTCAGACAAAAAGTCTGGAAATACTCTCTAAGCTTGCAGATGAACTTGAGTTACAGAATGGAGTTGATCTCACAGAGACTCTCAAAAAAGTGCATGAACTGTACCCAACTTGCTCAGACTTTGAGCGTGACTTCCCATCGGTAACCTTTGCGCTGGCTACTGGAGTCGGAAAAACGCGTCTTATGGGAGCTTTCATAGCGTATCTGTACATAGAAAAGGGCATCAAAAACTTTTTTGTTTTGGCTCCGGGTACAACGATCTATAACAAATTGGTGGCGGATTTTTCAGACCCAAATAATGCAAAGTATGTATTTAATGGCATCAGTGAGTTTGCCCAGAATCCCCCTCGCATTATCACCAGTGACAATTACTCGGAAGCAAGGCAAGCAACTCTTTTTAACGAGTCCGTGAAAATCAATGTCTTCAATATCCAACGTATCAGTTCAGAGATGCGTGGAGGAAAAGAGCCACGCATTAAGAGGCTTTCTGAGTACCTTGGTGAGTCGTATTTTAGCTATCTTTCGGAACTGAATGATCTTGTGGTGCTTATGGATGAATCGCACCATTATCGTGCTGATGCGGGCATGAAAGCTATTAATGAACTAAAATCGGTTTTAGGGTTAGAACTTACAGCAACTCCGATTGATACAAAGGGTAACAAGTTTAAGAATGTTGTGTACGAATATTCTCTTGCTCATGCACTGGATGATGGTTACCTCAAGGAACCTGCCGTTGCTACTCGTAGAGACTTTGACCCTGATCAATATAGAAATGACCCCAAGGAGCTTGATCTCATCAAGCTTGAGGATGGTATTCGTATTCATGAGGATACCAAGGTCGCTCTGGATATCTATTCTCGTGATACAGGCAACAAATTGGTAAAGCCATTTGTGCTTGTCGTTGCCAAAGATACAACCCATGCACAGGAACTAAAGGAAATGATCGAATCGAATAAGTTCTTTGAGGGTAGATATAAAGGCAAGGTCATGGAAATTCACTCCAATCAACGAGGAGGTGAAAAGGAGGAAAACGTGCAGCGGCTGATGGATTTAGAGAAACCAGAAAACACGATTGAGATTGTTATTCACGTTAATATGCTGAAGGAAGGATGGGATGTCACAAATCTGTATACAATTATTCCTCTTAGGGCATCAAATTCACAAATTCTCACAGAACAGACTCTGGGACGTGGTCTTCGATTGCCATTTGGAAAACGTACCGGAGAAAAGAAAGCTGATACACTTACTGTCATTGCCCATGATCGGTTTCAGGCATTAGTTGAAGCAGCTAATGATCCTAATTCAATAATTAGAAAGGAGAATATTATTGAAATAAACCCAAACTTTCTGCCAGAGGCTCAATCTATTATTACATCTGCCTCTACATATGCAGAAGCATTGCAAGATCAAAGAGTCGCTGCAGATGCATTGAAGGATCCTGAGAAGAAACAGGAGGCCAATATCAACATCCAAGCTAAACAAGCACTGTTTGATACTGTTTCCAGTCTTGGGGATTCAGTTACAAATATAAATGATCTTAATTCAGTTGAAGTAAAGAAAATTGTTTTTGAAAAACTCATTGAACGAGTAGAAAATGCGCCGCAGCAAGACTTATTCAAAAATGAAATCATTGAAGCTGCGAAGAAAGAGTATGAAGAAGTAGTGCAGGAAGTGATCCAAAAAATCATTCCTATCCCCCGTATCCTTATCCAACAGAGCAATGAAGTGACTGCGGGATTCCATGATTTTGATTTGGATGTGTCGAACCTGAACTATCAACCAGTTTCCGAAGAGATACTTCGCACAACACTGAGAACACACGAGTTCGATGTTCTTCAGGGCAAAGGCAGCGGAGTCGTACGTGACACTCCGGTCAATATTCTGGTGAATGAACTCATAAACTATCCCGACATCGATTATGACCAGGTAAGCGATCTCTTGTACAATCTGGCTCAAAATGCAGTCGATAAACTTGGTGCTGGTCGCAGTGATGATGAATTGCGCAACATAGTGCTCTATCACAAACGTGAGATTGCAAAGTTTATCTATGTTCAATTAAAGAAGCATTTCTACTTAGAAGAGGCCGGCTTTGAAGAGCCAGTTATTCATGCTTTTACGAAGATAGAGCCACATAATTTATCGAAGTATACGAAGGACAAGGTTCATCACTATTCAGAAACAATTCAGCCTACCAATACAATCCCATCCAAAGTATTTGGTGGTTTCAAAAAAGCCTGTCACAACCTGTACAAATTCGATTCAAAATCTGAAAAAGACTTAGCTGCAACGCTTGAGGCGGATACTGATGTTCTAAAATGGCTCAGACCTGCCCAATCGCAGTTTCGTATCTATTGGAGACACAATTCAAAACGATACGTACCGGATTTTGTGGTTGAGACAAGTGATTGTATTTATTTGATTGAAGTTAAAGCCGAAAAGGATATCGAAGAGAAAGATGTTTTGGAAAAAGCAGAAGCCGCACTAGAGTTCTGCAAAGCTGCATCTGAATACAGCGCTGCTCATAAGGGAAAACCATGGAGCTATGTACTGATCCCTCATAATGTTATTAAGGCGAATATGAGTTTTAATGGATTGTTGCAACTTAATGCTGCTTAATTATGATGCTCACACTTCTAATGTTATCTCCCAATTGGATAGAGGATGCTATCGTTGACGCTCACAAGTGTTTGTGTGCAAAAAAGATTCCGAAGAGTGATGAGGGTTGTGAGTGGTGTGCTTATTACAATTTAATTAAGGAATATGAATAAGAAAAATGTTAATAGCGCAAGGCAAAGAACAGATGTAGGTGGTGCATCTGCATCATCTGGTTTTACCTTTCAGAAAAAGGTTGCTTCATGGTGGCTGTTACAAATGCTGATAGAGACTGCACAGACTGAATTTGGGATACCAGCAGATATACCAGCATCACGAGTCAGCTGTGAAACGGGGGATGCTGTGAACGATGTGAGAATTGATTTTGGTGATGATTATCACTTGTATGGACAATGTAAAAAGAATGTCAGAATATCTGAAAGTACCAGTAGTAAATTTGCTGACTTACTTATTCAGCTACATCAGCAATTCCAACAAGGAAGTAATCATCGTAATGTCTTGTTTCACCAAGGAGACAATCAAAATTTAAAAAAACTTGGTACAATTTTATCTCGTGCCCGTAGCATGCCGACAGGAAACAGTGTTATGTTTGTAGCGAGTGGTGTTACTGAGATTGCTTTAGTGGAAAGGGTGTACCGCTTGATTGATACACTCGATGAAATTCCAAATGCTAGCAAAGACGAATTTCTTAAGAGTATTCATATAAAACAGTTGAAGCTCGAAGAAGGCGATTCAGATTGGCAATCAGTTTGTACTGCCGTTAAAGTCAATGTGCTGAGTCCTCTTTCGCAGGCTAGGTGGAATGCTGCTGTGAATTGGCTGCTGGAGCTATCGAGAAAAATGACAGATGAACAAGCGGGAATTGATAGAGCTGATTTAAGGGAGAAGCTAACACAAGCAGGGTATGAATTGAACGAAAGCCCTAGTTATAGGGAAGATTTTGAAAAAATGAGTCAGCTGACAAATGACCAGATTCATGGATACGAGTTGAATAACAGAGCATCAATAAAGCTACAAGGGAAGACTGTGAAGGTGGAACGTGCAGTTACTCAGGATATTGTTCGTTGTGGAGAAAAGCATTCATTTTTGGTAGTGGGTGATGCTGGAAGTGGAAAAACAGGTGCATTGTTTGGAGGAGTGCAGCAGCTATCTGAAAATAGACGTGTATGGTTTTGGTCTGCTAGCAGCATCAAGTTTTCTTCTCTCCAAGAGGCAAAGAATATCATTGGTCTTCAGCACTCATGGATTGATGTATTGAAAGAGGCAGCTAGCACAGACACTATTTTGGTTATCGATGGACTCGATAGTATACGTGACGGCGTTACCTTAGATTCGTATGTAGAGCTTCTGCGTTATGCAAAAGCTTCTGGAGTCACTGTCATTGCCTCTGTAAGAACATTTGATTTGAGGTATTCGACCAAATTAATACATGCATTTCATGCCAGCGAAGTGATCTCTGAGAATTTTACGAATGAGGAACTTGCTAAGATTGCTCATATTCAGGTACCTGAATTACATGAGGATGAGATTAAACAAGTGATTAAGAGCGTGCCTCAGGTGGGCTATGCCATTAAGAAACATGACCAATTGGCTCAAATTGTTACCAATATTTTCAGCTTAAAGCTGCTATGCGAATTGCTAGATTCCCATATTGAGGATGAGGAGCTTTCAACGATTTCAACACAGGCAGAGCTCTTTGATAGGTATTGGGAAGAGCGAGTGCAGTCTTTTGTTGAGGAATGTCTAAAACAGAGAAATGAGGTAGAAGATGTGGTTTCACTGATAATTAATGAAATGGTTTCAAAGCAAAGGTTGCAAGTTGCATTGCCTGTAATATCAGCGGAAGTGAAACAATACCTAATGAGTACAAATCTTCTCTCAGAAGTGCAGAGCATGCCAGGAAGATTGCCAGATGATCGAGTTGGATTCACTCACGATCTTCTCTTCGATTACTTGGCAGAAAAATTTTTTGTAAGACCAAAGAAAGAGTCATTAGTTGGTGAATTGTCATCATACGATAACTGGGGTCTTTTTCTCCGACCCAGCCTTATTTTCTTTTATAGGTGGGCATGGCATAAGGGCAGAAATGAGTTATGGGATATTCTCAATGCAATTCAAAGTAGTGATGCAGTGCCACATCTACAAAAGTTCCCTGGCTATGTGGCAATTGCTACTGAAGTAAGAAGTGTTGATGACCTAGACCATCCCTTCCAGCAATCGTTATCTGATAAACAGGACTCTGATGAGTGGAGAAAACTTCTGTTTGGAGTTATTACTGCTGCAACATATGTTTGCTTGCCAAAGCAAATTGCAGAAGGCACAGGTCAATGTTGGCTTGATCTTGCATTGAAACTAGCACAAAGCAAAAGCGATCCTCATGTTCGCAAGTCTTATCAAATCCTTCAAGAAGCAAATGGTCATATAGCCCAACTTACAGATGACCAGAAGAGAACATTCAATCAGGCAGTCGTTGCTCTGATCGAGTATTTGTGGACTACAGAAGAGCCAATGCGTTTGATCAGCAGACCCATAACTTGGCTGTGCCATTCGTTTGCCAGTAATCCAGTTGAAGCTGCCGTCATCGTGCGAAAAATTATTGAACCAGTAGAGATAGTCAAAACTGGATACATTCAAGCACAGCAGCTTTCTTGGCATATTGATGGCTTATGGGATGCTGACCCAGCACTCGTTGCAAAGGTTTATTCCGCCATGTATGGATATGAAGAGAGGGATGAATCAACAACAGGGTTTAGCAACAGTGTAATCCTATCTATCAGCAGCAACCGGAGACAGGACTACACAAGCGGTCTTCATTTTCTACAGGAGAAATTTGATGGCTTTCTTCACTCAAGTCCTAAGTATGCAACAATGGCTCTAATCAATGTTTCATGTGCCTACTCAGAGTTGAAGGACAGAGACCTTCCTGCGGTGCAATTATTTTTATGGAACGGAAAGAAGGTAGGTGTTTTAACTGATTATTCCCACATATGGGATCACGATGATAACAATCGAGAAGAGACAAGTAAGATGCTTGGCAATTGGCAGCAATTTCTAGCTAATGAAATTACAGAGGATCAATGGAAGGATATTCAACCTTCACTTGTTACAGAAAAGACACCAGCATCTGTGTGGAGGAGGCTGTTAACTGCTGGTGCATCCAATCCAAGGTTCTATGCAAAAAAGCTTTCCAAGCTCATTTGTATTCCACAATTATTAATGTGTGTAGACCTAATGCATCCTATCGGTCAGTGCTTCATGGCTTTTCAAAAGCATCTTGGAGATAAATTCGTAGATGATTTTCAAAAGGCTGTGCTTTCATTAAAAACATCTCATGCAAAATATCTTGGTTATTCACATTTGGATGAGTATGTAAAACGCCAACAGGCAAAGTACCTTTCATTAATTCCTAAGAAGAAGAGGACTGATGCAGCCAAATCGATAGTTGAGTCATTCGAAAAAGAAGATGTGAAAATTGATGAAGATAGAGGTTATAGCACTGTTCGGGGTGTACATTTTTCGAGAGAAGAAGAGTTGGCTAGGGAAGGAATTTCTCTAACGAACAAAGCAAATAAGGATTTGGACAAGATGGCTCAAGAAATTGGGAAGCTTGCTGCAAAGGTGGGAAAACGAAACCTTGCTTATCTTCAAAAGAAACTTAGTGATGCTGAATCCTATCTAAATACTAGTAGTGATGCCGACCCTAAGCTAAGGAGCATAGTACAAAATGAAATTGTGAATGCCTACCTCCAAATAGTGCGTAGCTTTTCTGATCTTAAACAAGATATCTCTAAGAAGGCATTTGATGTGTTTAGGACAGCACTGGAAAAAGAACTGAACAATCCAGTTGATGCCAAAGAAGTAGATCAGTACAACGAGGTTGTTACTTATGGAAGCATTGATCCACGCTATACAGCCACATCTGGTTTGATGTATTTGGTATGGAATAAGAAGAAACTTGATTCCGCATACCTGGAACTCCTAAAGAAGGTTGCTCACGCAGACGACCCACAGATTGGTTTTCATTTGGCTTCAAAAATTTTCCTACTTCAGGAGAAGAGCCCCCTCTTTGTTTTGGATACGTTAGAAAAGTGGTTGGATGATTTGCCAAATAGAGCTAGAAACTATGCTCTACTCTCAGCAGTATTACATAATGGCTTCCTGCTCAGAACAAGAAAAATTGATGCAAGCAGAGCCGATGCATTCGCTCAGAAGCTATTACAAACCGCAAAAGACTTACACTTGAATGAGTGGCAGCAAGGACTGGGGAGGACATATTCAAGCTATTCCATTACAGAACAATGGAAGTGGATTGAGGAATTAACAGAAAAAATTCTGGAAGCCCCAGAGGAGAATGCACACACGTTTTTTGGATTTGCAGAAGGAGCACTGGACTACTCCTTTCCAAGGAGGATGCCTAAACATATTTCAGTCACAGATGCTCAGGCAAAAAGGGCACATGCATTATTGCTACGAATACTCGCAGCAGGAAACTCAACCCTCCATCAGTACAGAGAGCGAGTGCTAAAAATGGAACCCAATAAAAGACCATCAGAGCCGCCAACAGGTATTAATACCATAAGTAGAACGTTTGAAATTGCTTCTACCGAACTGCATTTCCTTGCAAAGGCGAAGGTGGAAGAATGGAATGCAGGAAAGGGTAATCCAGCAGAAGAGATTAGTAAATTTTGGAAAGAGCAAACACCGCTTTTAAATATTCTGTGTGAAATGGCTCATCCGGCCATTGCATATGATGTTTTGCAAGCAATTGAGGAGCTGCTTCCATTCAATACCAAAATAGCACTCTCTTGGCTTCGAAAGATGACCCTTGCAGCTCTTCCGAACGGAATTACCTATGAGCATATGGCTTCAGATAAAACCGTTGAGCTATTAGAGAGAATTTTTGCAGATCACAAATCACTGTTAGCTGAAGATGAACAGGCAAGAGAAGATTTCTTGCTGACACTGGATGCATACCTTGAAATTGGATGGGAAAGAGCCATTCAAATGGCTATACAGATAGAAGGGATTTATAGATAAACAAATTCAATATTTATCTTGCTTCAAAGAGGTATGTTGTATTGCCTTCTGGCTGCTTACCTCGCTCAACCAAAACATCATGTAATTTTTGTGCAAAATCCAATGCCTCTTCTTTTGAGGAAAATTCTAAGTCAGGTGATGGTACATCACGTGATGCAGGATAAGGATGTCCATCGGGAATAATATGAGAAAAAGGATCAAAAATTACAACGACTTCCCAAATTCCATGATCTTCCTGAATCTCTAATGCAAAAAGATCTACATCATCAGGAAGATGTACATTTCTCATATCCTCTAATGCCGATTCAATATTTTGAGCGTTTGCAGATGGCATAGTTGCAATTATCTTCTTTTTACACTTCTTCGTCCAGAACTCTCGTGATTTGTGGAGATACTGCCATCTATCAGAGTGATTTCACTCTTCATATTCTCCAACAACCCCCTCTTCTCCTCACTGCTACCCTCCCGAAGCACATACTCTGCATATTTCCTCCCATCAATCTCCTTCAACTTCTTCTTGAACTCCATGTCCACCCCGAGGACATCAGAGAACTTGCTGTATCGTTCCAGTTCTTCCTTCAGACTCTTCTTCATTCCGGCGCTGTCCATATCCAGATCATCCAACATATCGAGTAGCTGCTCTATCAGCACATCCTCTCGTATCGACGGTTCTTTGCACGTCAGGTCTTTACTGTGAGTACAGCGGTAGTACACATACCGTTTCACTGATCCATTCTTGAGCTTCTTAAATTTCTCCTCAGCAGTCACTCCTGATTTACAGGAACCGCATGTCATCATCCGCACGAAGGCAAAGTCTTTGGATCCCCATGATTTGTTATGGGACATATTCATATCAAGAAGCTTTTGCACTTCTTCAAACAAATCCTTACTCACCAATGGCTCATAGTCACCTCTGTACCATTTACCACTACCTTTGGGATACTCGAACTTCCCGATGTAGAAGGGGTTGCGCAACATGCGATAGAGCATGGAGAGGCTTGGTTTCTTATCCTTCCGTGTCCGAAACCCCTTCTCATCAACCAACCAGTGAAAGAGAGTACGTCCACTTGCACCCCGATAAGCAACCTGTTCGAACATCTCGGTGATGACTGGTCCTCGAATAGAATCTACCACTGTACTGCTCCTGCTCTCTCCAGCTTTTCGTTCGGTTAGGTAGCCGAGTGGTGGCAAGCATGGTCGATATCCCATCTGTGCTCGTGCCCTCTGTCCGCGCTTCACGTTAATACCACGATTGTCATTCTCCAGCTTCGCTTGTGAGCAGAGAATCATCAGAAGGAACTTCTCGTTCGGATTATCTGTAAATGTTTGCCCGTGCGTACGAATGCACTTGAGTTTACCTCTGTCCATGAGGTCAACAAGGCTGCCGAGATCTCCTGCATTTCTGCTCAGGCGGTCAGGAGCCCATGTGATGATGCCATCAAATTCACCCTCTTCGATCTGCTCGATCATTTTCTTGAAAATCGGTCGCTGCCCGGAGTCTTTTGCAGAATGACTCTCTCTGAGAATTTCTTCAATCTCAACTCCATCGCGTTTTGCGAGTTCCTTCATTTCCTTAATCTGTGAATCAATGGATAGGGCTTGTCTTTCATCCTCTTCTGAGGATTTTCTACTGTATAGGCAAAACCTAATGGGATCCGCGATTGCTTGTGCATTGGTATCAGTTAGTGTCGGTGATGTAGCGGTTGCTGTTGGCATTGGTTATAGGGGGAAAGTGCTGAATGCACCTACAAGCAATGCCAGAGAGCCGGTGCGAGAGCCAGCCCACTTGCCCTTTAATAGAGCTACCAGAGCACCGAAATGCTCTGGTATCCAGTCTTGTAACGCTTTAATATCCCCAGCTTCTCATTTGATCTCTTAGACGTGTCGGTCTAATGATAGTGATTTTAATGTAATTCGTTTTGTTCTCCTGTATCCCAGCCAAGAGAATTGCAAATGCATCAGCAAGGTCATCGTGCTTCTCCATGCCAAAATGCACAAGTTGTTCAATGAGTCTTTCTGCGCCTTTTTTTGGAAAAAGTACTTTGCCAGACTGCACCATATGGCTATTGATCCGTAGTCTTGCAGACTTATCCTGCATGTGAACCTTTATGCCCTTTGCTCGATATCCATCATATTCCAATCGCTCAATCATTGCCTTTTGGTACGCAACATCTTCAATGTAGAGATGGTGCTCGTCTTTTCCTTTACCAATATTCTGTGCGAGTTTTTTCGCTGCATCTTCGGTTTCTAATGATGTCAGTCTTTCATTCAGTGGATTTGGAAGGATGTACACACGCATATCCTGATCTTCACCAAAAACTATTGCCGAAACCATTGCTGTAAAGTCTGCAGAATCATTTTTAGAAATGGCTAGATCCACTCCCGTTGCTGAGACATTGAATTTTGGATGTCCGATTGGTGGAATCGTATCGTAGTACTCAATCCATTCTGGCTGAATAATCTGCTCATCGGTGGAGAGAATATGCAACAAGTATTCACGATGCCACGCTCTCTCATCTCCGACACGTTGGTGTTCTTCTTCAACATCTGCTGCTGTCGGGTATTTCCCTGTCCATGCACAGATACCATCTTCATCAACCAACGGACAATGAATGTATGAAGATGTATGAGAAGATTTCTCTGATTGCATTCTTAGCCTTTGCGTCAGGGAATCTTCGTGCAAGTAGTTTCCGACAACAACCGTGCGCGTCCCTTTATCACCAGCAGGCACGAGCTCACTTGTGTACCACTCGTGTGTTTTATCACGAGCCTCTCGTGTCTTTACTGACTCCAGATCTTCGATGTCATCACAGAGGATTAGATCAGGACGGTAACGCCCATGGCGCAGTCCTCGGATACCTTGTCCAACAGAAATGGCAGTAATACGTGCTCCATAGTTCGAGAGCACAAGGGACATGTTGCGCCATTCATCCTCTTCCTCGTGGAATGGCCCTAGGTCACCTCGTAACAAGGTATTCGTCTCTAATTCCGTTCGGATGTTTCGTAGTAGTTGCCGAGCTTGTTCTTGTGTTTTGCCAACAACAAGAACGAATTTGCGTTCCTCACGACCCATGATGGCCCAGAGAAGATAAATGAGGGATACAATGGTTGATTTACCAGAGCCACGGAATGCTACAACCGTTATCAATCGCTTGCATCTGTCTTCCAAAATGTGAATTAGAATATGATGGAACTCTGCAAACGAGTACTTAATGTAGTGTGCAAAGTAGAAGAGCAGATACCAGTACAAGTTCTGTTTGCACACTGCTTTACGGACTGGTCTTTCCTTGAGCATTCGGTTCAGGATTTCCTGATCCTTTTTCGGAATTATTGTCATAAGTAGATGGTGAAGGAAGTAAGGAAGCATGCCGAAGTGCCTCTCGAATAGTCTCTTCCTGCTCCGGCGTTAATGTTTCATCAACCTCGGTCTTGGCTGTCACTTGCAACCGAGGCGTATAGGCAACGTGTCTGTTTTTGAGCCAGAAAATAATAGCAGTCATGTTTTGATCACGAATGGCTGAGAGCAGTTGTGATTCAGCCATGTCATTCATAAGTAGCCTGCCATCATCGAGTGCCTCATCGGCAGCTCTGCAGAATTCAGTATTTTCTTTTCTCCAGCGATAGTAGGTTGCGCGAGCAACACCGACTTTTTCACATGCAGTATGAATGATGGGCACCTTTTTGAATTGTTCAAGGAGCTGTGTACGCAGATGCGCCTGTCTCGCTGCAACCGTACTATCTGCCTTTGCTGGAGTAGTATCTTCAGACATGGGTAATTTGAGGTATCGAAATCTTTTTTGCCTTTTTTCCAGTAAGTTTCTCAAAGCGATCGATGATGACTTGGCAGTACTGCGGATCTATCTCTACCATCACACACCTACGTTTCGTCTGCTCTGCAGCAATCAACGTAGAACCAGAACCACCGAATGGGTCATAGATGATATCTCCAACTTTGCTACTATTGAGAATAAGACGACGTAGAAGGCTGATGGGTTTCATGGTTGGGTGTAGCGAGTTTTTCTTGGTCTTTGGGCACACGAGCACACTTTTATCTTTGGATTTCTGGAAAGCATGTCTGCCGTACCACCCATAAATCAGAAGTTCATGCTGAGGAATGTAGTCCAATCTCCCGATAACTGCTGCGGTCTTTACCCAGATGAGCAGCTGCGCAAAGTGACATCCAGCGTCACGCATTCCGAGGATCAGAGGTACCATCATTTTGTCGGAGTTGAAGATGTAGACTGCGTTCTTCGTCGCGAACGAAGGGAGTGCAGCTTCGATCCAAGTCCGAGAGAAATTCCGGTACTCGTCGTCAGATTGTAAATGATCATTCTGAATGTTCTTGTGCACCTGTTTCGATTGAGTAAATCCTTTCTTGCCTGCAACGTAATTTATTGAGTATGGAGGATCCGAAAGTAGCAAAGAGATACTGTCGGAGCCAAGGAAGGGCTGGATAAGTTTTAGATCACAGCAGTCGCCACACAGGAGTTTGTGTGCCCCGAGCTGAAACATATCGCCGTATTTGATAGTGCTTTTACTCATGATTGAAGAAGGATAGCTTTAGTACCTGTGAGTTCTTCGTACCTGTGAAGGATCAGGTCACAAAAAATAGGTTCTATCTCACAGAGAAAAGCTCGACGTTTCATCTGTTCGCAGGCAATCAATGTGCTTCCTGAGCCCGCCGTCATATCAAGCACAATGTCATTGGGGCGCGTACAGCGTCTGAGTGGTTTTTCATGTAATGTTGGGGACTTTTCAGTGGGATGTGAATATTCGCTCCCAGCGAGTCTCTTTACGAGCCACACGTCCATCAAATCCATGATGTCATCGATGGTACGGTTACCAGAATCGACCTCCTTGTTGAGTACTTCATGGTAATTGGTCGCCTTAGTATTGAGATAAGGCTTGCCCCTTATTCCGTAAACACACGGTTCGTATGCCTTATTGAATGCCACTTGTGGCGTTACATTCGCACCGTTCTTAATCCAGAGACATGTGCGCTTATATGTGATGCTATGTTCTCGATATAACTGTTGTAGCAGCCAAACGTAGGATTGGTCGCACCACACGAAGAAGTGACTGTCTACACTTGCAACCGAAAGACCGCTTTTGATAATAGAGCTGACAAAGTCATGGTACACATCGTCAGTTTTATGGTCATCTGTCGTACCGCCATAGTTACCCTTACCTCCGATGCCCTTTGAGTAGTCTAGGTTGATGTTGTAAGGAATATCCGTGTAGACCATATTGATCTTCTGTTCTCCACACAGCCTCCTAATGTTATCCATTTCGGTTGCATCGCCACACAGCAAGCGATGTGATCCTAGCTGATAGAGATCGCCTAATTTGGTCTTTGGCTTATCAATCTTTGCGAGTTCCTCTTCGACATCAAATTCATCATCCTCAGTCCCCAGCATGTCATCCCAGATATCTGAGAGATCACTGTCATCAAATCCAACATCGAGTAGAAGTTCGATATCAAACTTCTTCAGTAGTTCAAGATCCCATTCTCCGGTATTTCGGTTGAGACGGAGATTAAGTTCTCGTTCTTTCTCGATATCTGCAATGTGAACATAGACAACAGGCAATTCTTTAATGCCCAGTTCTTCAGCGACTTCCTTACGGAAATGACCGCCGATAATAATGTTCTTGCGTTTAGGAGAACTATTGACGATCAAGGGATCGACTGCCCCAAATCGCCGAAAACTTTCCTTGAGTTGCTCTTTGGAAACATCGTCATGTTTCCGAGGATTATACTCAGCGCACTTCAGTACCTTCGTAGGTACCATGGTAATTTTCTGTGACAGAGGAATATTCTGCGCGGCCGATTTTGATTGAGTAGCTTTAGGCATGAAAGTGGTAACAGGAAATAAAAGCAGTCCGTGTCCGTCTGCGGTTCCTCTTATTGAATCTGTTAGTCGAGGGCGCAGTCGGTGGTGGAATACTTTGTTATGCCGCTTGCGCGGCACCTGCTAGATAGATATGGGATGACTCTCCAGATCCATGTGTGGACTCTTGCGAGTCAAAAACACATTAACCTCGGCAATTTCTCCATTCAACTAAAACGCATTGCGCATGTTTCTGAATCCTGTGATTGTATATCACACAAAAGGTGTCAAGAGTTGTCAAGAGTTGTCCAAAAATGCTCAGGTTGGATGTCGGTGATACTGTTGGTAGAATTGTTTATGTGGAGCAATGCTTTTTCTTCGTATTCAGAGGATATAAAAACACTCAACTTCGAAAGAAGCATGTCATTGCTACCGGTATTGAGTGCTGGAATTTGCGCAAGATGAAGTTTGATGAGTTCATTTCAGAGATCAGTACCGCCATTGCACCAAGAAATCCATCTATGACAGAAGCGAGCTATCTTCAGGATCACCACTTCAGAATTACGTCAGCGCATGAAAATGACATAAATAAAATAAAAGCAGCATGGAAACCTTACTACGAATTAGCAAGTTGGGGGCTTCTGATAAAGATCAAGACGAATAGTTGGGCTAAGAAAGTGAACCATCACATTCGCTTTCCAATTACAGATCAGTACCTAGAGGACAATGCCTTGTTTCTGATCAATTTATTCTCTCCTTATTTTCTGCATCCGATATTTATCGTTAACGATATGGGATTTCACTCAAGCGATATCCCGTATGGCGAACTCAAAGTTTCCTTGCAGGATCAACAGCAAGCTCCGGCTTTTAAGAGTCAGAATTTTGTGAAGTTTTTGAATGAACTGTCGAGGATGGACTATACATTTTACAATTTATTGAGTTTGGAAGTCACAGGAACAGGCAGCCAAGGTATGAACGATTTATACAAAATTCTCCGAAAGAAAAAAATCGTATCGCAAGAGGAGTACCGTGCAGCACGTGCTTGTTGTCTCTTTGATCAACTTAAGAAGTACAGCTGCCGAGGAAAAAATCACCTCAATGATAAAGAATACGTCGAATTTTGTACCATTCTTGAAACATTGATAACTTTCGACGGAAGATCGGGTGCTTCATACAAGTTAAGCAAGCGAATAACTCTCATGCTTGGAAATGTTTTGAAAAATGTGGACATAGATGATGAAATTGCAGGACTTACGAAGAAAAGAAACAACTTTATACATGGAACATCTTTCTCCGTCATTGAAGCAGTCGATCACGCCGACTTTCTAAAAAAATATAAAGAGCTATTTAGGAGCACAGAGCTTTTCACGAAGATCACACGCTTTGTTTTGGTGGGTTATTTATATTTGTTAAAGCAAAAGCAATTTCATCTCGCTTTCAGGAATATCTCTAAAAATTCAATTCCTGAACTTCTAGATTCAGCTCTGTTAGATATCAAACTCAGAAGCAAGTTGCAGATGCAACTGAGAAAGATTTACTCGCTTATGCCGAAGTAATATGCAAGGGACCAAAGAAAAAGGTTTACTACAATGCCAAGTTTCGTATAATTGTAAGTTATGAATTCTATTCAGAAAAACAGGCAACAGATGCAAACACGCAGTAAGGAATTCAACTGGGATCATGCGATGGATATGGCTGAAAATATACATCGAATCAACGAAATCATGCTCCCATTTCAGAAAGAGGAGGAGTACAGACAACGGAAGCTAGAAAAATTCCCAAAGGGATTTCATCTCAGCGGAAAGGGCTACACCTGTGCCATTTGCCGAGATTCATGTTCCGACGAAGAAACGTGGTATGACAAATACGGTGTTAAATGCGTTGAGTGCCAAAGAGCCATTGATCGTGGAGAGATTCCTGCTGTCTGCGCTGAAGATACTGATACATGGTACTCGTGCTGGGACATGCAAAGTGATTTCAATATCAGACGCGCCACACTCCGACGCTGGATAAAAGAAGATCTTATCAAAGCTCGTACCGTGAAGCGTGAAAAGCGTGAAGACGCTCTATTGTTTCTGATCGAAGAAAACAAAGATTTTCTACCACCAAAGAAGATGGTTGAAAATTATTCTCACACCGAAGGAACGGGCGATGGGACATTCACCGTTCACATCGAACCTTGGTACAAACACAATGATCCACATGTTCATCTTAAGGGCTATGGGATCTTAGAGCACATTGAATTTATAGAGGGGGAATTAAAATTAAAGAAAATGAAATGACTTCTGTTCTATGACTTACCAGCATCTCAAAGATCGGCCCTATTACGAAGATATGTACGACCGCCATACCGTTGAAATGTGTCGCCGATACGAAGAGCCGCGTCCAATATCCAAATCAGAACAAGGATCAGAAGAGCAGCTTTCTCCAGCACAAATTCAATGGTGTCACGACCTATCGAGTGATTGGATTCTTTTCCAGACTGTCGGAGATCGATATTTGAAACGAGAAGAATCAATCGAACGATGGATATTGAAGGATCAAAGAAGTGATGAGATGCTGGAGAATGCACGAATACCGCTTGTTTCATGTTCATCGTGCGGGGAAAGGATGGAATGTGTTTATAAGCACATAAACTTTGATATTGATAGTGATCGGGAATGGATTGAGTTCTTTCTGTGCTGCAAACCTTGTAAGCAAGGAAAAGATGTTTATGAGAATGGCACAGAAGTTCCTCGTAAGCCCATTCTCTGTATCAAATGTAATCGTGAAGTGGAGACTGACACGAAAAAGAAAAATGGTAAGCGGTACTACATTGAAACCTGCAAACACTGCGGTCACATTGAGGAAACAGAGAGCGTCATTGGTAAGAAGAAAGACCCTACAGCAGAAGAAATAAAACGATTTGAGTACGATAAACAGCGTTTCTGCCTAAATGACCAGCAAGGACAGCGGTATCGCCATTGGGTGGAATCCATGAAGCAGATAGAGAGCCAAACAAAGGAGCAGGAGGCCAACACGGAATTGTACGACAAGCTTGCTGATACAAAGAAGATCAACATCGCTTCGTTAGAAAAGCTTCTGAAGGCAATAACAAAGAAGATAGGTTACGCGGATCTACAAATTACAATGCCGTCGCCCGGTCAGCAAATCATCGTAGAGTTCTCTGTTAGAGATACGGAGGAAAAACGAGAAGACTACGACAGTCGTAAAACATTGGATAAGGCAATTGAGAAGGCATTGGATAACAAAAACTGGTCATTGGCTGAAGGTGTTAGCTATCGGCTCGGATTACTCAGCGGACGCATCCGTGGATATGAGACGGAAGAAGAGCTGCAGAAGCTCACCAAGAGTAGAATGAAAAAGAAGGGCAAGTTAGTTAACCTTTCAAAGGTTAAATCAGCGAGACATGAATCAATGTTTCCGGATGATGTAGAGCTCTAAGAATAAATCTATTTTAAGGCTCAACATTCCACTCTTCGTCGAAGAAATCCATATTCTTATTCAATTCACTCTCATATTTTTCTACTTCTTTAGAGTGCCTGTCCCATAGCCAAGGTTTCAATTTATTTGCTTCACCATCAGAAATTTCTTTCATTGCCTCTTTTAACTCCTGATCATTCTCAAAAAGCCTATCACCAAAGTAAATCTCAATGCTTGCCCTTAAGAAGAGCCAGTGACGAATAATCATGTCTAGATTTTCAAGAATCGAAATAGGTTCAGGAAAACCTATTGTTGCAATTGGATAAGGATTACCAGAACCCAAAAGACGATGGACTATGATTCTTCCTGCAGCACCGGGATGTACTGCCTTGGAGAGCGTATGATACATCTCTTTTTGCGATTCCTCGCTACCACCCTTAGGATGATTTTTGTGTGCTTCACGAATAACTTTTTGCCTTATTTCCTTACCATTCCTCCATTCTTCTGCCTTCTCAGGATGCAGAGTGAAGTACGTAATAAGCAGTGTGGATTCCCACGCGTTTCTAATAAGAATCAATGGCATCGACAGTATGCCTTTCTGCACCAAATCTTTCGCAGAGTAAAGCGCATCAAAGGTCTCACAATACAAGTCTCTTATCGAATCGTCTGCAATATCTTTCGGAGGTAAATTACTGAGTGAAAGAATCATTCGACCGTGTATCTCTTCTATTTTCTCTATAAACAAGATCAGTTTTTTGAACTCCTTACGAATCTTCTTCTCATTCTTGTTACCCTTCTTTAGAAGGAACTTATGAGCCTTTGCCGCTTCTTTTCTGTTGTTAACCATAAAGTAGTAGACATTACCCTATTGTTAGAGATTTGTCATTTAGCTGACATATAAACCTGAACTTCAGCTTAAGTACTTTTCTTTTGCTATAATCAATACATGCAGATGGTATTTGTAACGGATCCGGCTCAACTAAATATATTAGCAAGTCAAAAAGCAAGCTATGGTGATCTAAATTTTTCGTTCTCAGAAAAATACCTCAATTGGCTGAAAAGCCAACTAAAAAATAAGCATGCCTATCAAGTAATCCTCGAAGAGGATGATCAGTTTGTTGGTTACCTAGCATCTGCTGAAACGCTCTGGAACGATAAATTAACAATTGTAGAAGTATTTGTTTCCCCAAATTTTCAAGGGAGAGGCATTGGCAAGAAATTACTTTCCTTTGCCGTGGAATTTGCAAAAAAGAATGGGCTACAGGGATTGGTTGTTCAAACCGAACACGAAAATACACCGGCACAAAAGCTGTATGAAAAATTTGGTTTTGCCAAGCTTGAGAATAAAGAATGGGAAGGCATTACATATAGTTTGGCATTATAAAAAAAGCCCCCATCCTTTCGAATGGGAGCTGTGAGTCGGTCTAGTTTGCTCCGTCTCAGGAGAAATGTCGACACGGTTGATGGTAATCACCTTATTCCACTTCGCTGGTAAATTGATCTACAGAATCGTAGATCGTTATCAACGAAAAGAATTCAGGCTTGATTGCCGTCGCCCGCAATCCTTCGATTACGGGATGCCAGCATTCACCAATCAGGAAAATGCGTATGTTTGGCATGGTATCGGTGTACTTTAGACACCAGACAAGCATCAGCTCCACAAGGGTGCCGAGGCTTCCTTTTTGGATAACAAATAACTCAGAGTCCTGAATGAGCCACCGAAGTCGCTCGAACAGATCGCATCCTTTGCGCTCGCTCGTAACAAAACGATTGGCATCCTTGGGGTCAAATGAGGCATTGGTAATACCTTCACATTGACCACCAGCTTCAGCGACGCCTCGGGCAACAGCCTCCATTAGGCCATAGTATCCGCCACAGCGGACACCGTAGCCTAACTTGGCAAGATGTTCCCCAATCTTGATGCTATCCTCGTATTCGGAAGAACCTTCTTCAAATTCAGATCCTCCAAATGTGGTTGCATGTTTTGTCATGCTAGCCTCTTTCTGTTAAGTGTTTTGCTGAGCTGTGTAGCAACCGAAGGAAATCATCTGATGATGTCTTTCGATTGAAACTTTGCTCAACAATGAGATGTACATCATGTGGCAAATGCTTCATGGATGCTTTTACAAGCCCCCAGTCAACAGTGCCAAAACCAAGCGGTCTAAATGTTTGAAGATCAGATTGCCATTGTACCGAATCCTTCAAGTGAACGGCGCAAATC